TATCATTTTCTTAAAATTGATTTAGATGGAACAGAGATAGAAAGTGCAAAAATCGAATCTTACAAAGATTGGGAGCAACAGGATAAAAATTGGAATGCATTTGGGGCTTCAAAATACTATAAGATATTCTATATAAATTTCCATGAGATAAAAAAGGAGATTTCTACTAAAAAAACCAGTTGGGGAAATCTAACATCATTTCTTGCGAAACATATTAAAAATACTGTAGATTCAGATAAAGATATGCTAAAGAAAAAAATACTTTTAAAGCTGAAATAAAAGATTCTACTAAAAATATTCTTACAGATTCCAAACTAGATGCTTTTATTAAACAGATTCAAATTAATTATTCAAAGAATCTTAGAAATAACAATTGTAATATTGAATTTGGTTTGCCAGACTATGAAGAAATTTTTTTGGAAATGATGTTCAAAATCGGATTGAATGGCGATTCTGAAAATTTGATACCAATTGAACATTTTGGTGACGGTTATATTTCAATGTTTGTAATGGCTGTAATACAAGCCATAGCAGAAACTAATTCTGATGATAAATGCCTATTTTTATTTGAAGAACCCGAAAGTTTTTTACATGAAAATCACCAAGAGTATTTTTATAAAGTTGTATTATGTGGATTAGCAGAAAATAATCATCAAGTCATTTATACTACACATTCACATAAAATGATTGATATTTTCGATACAAAAGGTTTGATAAGGTTAGAATTCGATGAAAATAGTAAGCAAACTGAAATAAAATATAATAAGGCTAAGTCGGATTTTTCATCTGAAGTTACAGTTTCACAGATTGAGGACGATGAATTAGTAGAACAAGTTAGAGACTATAACAATTACATTAAGATTATCGAGCCTAATTTAAATAAAATAATATTTAGCAGAAAAGTACTTCTTGTTGAAGGTCCAAATGATATGCTGGTATATAAAGAAGTTATAAGAAAAAAAATATTGGAAATAACAAATGATGCAAAGTTTGCAGATGCTTATCTAAATTTTAATAATATAGCCATAATTCCGCATCACGGTAAAATAACAGCACTGGTACTCATCAGGCTTTGCAAGCACTTAGGTCTAGACTTTTTTGTGATTAACGATTTTGATTTTAAGGACGATTTCATCTATAAACTAGATTTTAATACTGAAAATGAATATAAGAGTAGTAATTTTTATAAAAATGAAATCCAAAAAATCCAAGCATATAACCTTAAAGGTGAAGAGTTGAGTGTTACAACAAAAAGAGCAATGATAACAACTAATTGGAGATTAATAAAGGAATCTAAACCTGACCAAATACATTTTAATATACCGAAATTAGAGAATGTAATTGGTTACAATAAAAATGATAAAGATAGTTTTGGGATTTGGGATGCAATAAATAAAAATGAAACTTTTGGTGAAGAGTTAATTCCACAAAAACTAATTGAATTTTTAGAGATAGATAAAATAAAACCCATTAAATAATATGGTAGAAAAGATATCGTATATTTTTACAACTCCATTACTCTTTTCGATTCATAATCAACAAATTGGACGTGAAATTGTTGAACTTCATAATGCATTTTTAAAAATCTGCCACACGAAAATAAAAACAAGCAATAAATTTTGCAGCAAGCACCGGCAAAACAAATGTGTTACAATAAAAAAATTGGCTGACTTGAAAAACACTTCAAATCAGCCATAATTTTATATAGTACTATTCCCCATTGCATTCTATTTCCGTCCCATCCATAAAAGTGACCACCAGTTTTCCACTTTCAAAAATAGTGATGTGATCCAGCGTCTTTAACATAAAATCTATTCCAAATTCCGTAATGTGTTTTGCGTTTTCTGTAATATCCGCGAATTGAACTGCTCGATATTGCTCCAGTGGGTTACCAAATTCAGCATGTGTCTCCCATCGTGCCTTTATCTCATCTCTATTATCAATCAAGGCATTCCAAGCCATCATAAACGCTTGCTCAAGAATGGTCTCATCAACATGCCGATTAGTACAGCCCTGGACTCCTTTCGCTCGGTAGCGTTCTTGGCATTGCCATACTTTTCGGTAACAATCACCTGTTTTCCAACCTCTTCTTGTGAAGGCTTGATTACATGTTCCGCAAATTATTTTTCCTGCAAAAGGATTTGATTCTGGAGTGCGTGAATATGCATTCAAACCGTGTTCTTCGCAATAATTACTTCTACGTTGATGTTCATGCTGCACCGCTTCCCAAATTAGAGGGTCAATAATGGCTTCATGGTTATCCTCAATATGGTACTGTTGAATTTGCCCTTCATTCTTGACTCGTTTCTTTGTTAGGAAGTCCACCGTGTAGCTTTTTTGCAAAATGGCATCGCCTTTGTATTTTTCGTTGAGAAGCATGCTTTGGAGGGTTGTTGCTTGCCATTTTGCTTTTCCGTTCCAACTTTTAATTCCATCTGCTTCAAAAATTCGTTTGATGTGATCGACCGTTTTTCCCGAAAGATACTCTTCGTAGAGTCTCACCACAATCTTTGCTTGTTCAGCGTTCACAATCAGATTGCCATTTCCATCCTTGTCGTATCCTATAAATCTCTTTGTACTCATTCCGAATTTACCGTTTTCATACCTTCTTCGAATCCCCCATGTTGAGTTTTCCGAAATTGATCTGCTCTCATCTTGTGCAAGGGAAGAAAGAATGGTAAGTAGCACCTCTCCCTTAGCATCCAATGTATCGATATTCTCTTTTTCAAAAGTGACCCCTATGCCAAGTTCCTTTAATTCACGAACATAATTTAAACAATCCAAGGTGTTTCTTGCAAAACGGCTAATGGATTTTGTTATGATACGGTCAATCTTATGTGCTCTGCAATCAGCAATCATTCGGTTGAACTCGTCACGTTTTTTTGTGTTAGTACCTGAAATCCCTTCGTCTGCATAGATTCCTGCGAATTCATAGATGGGGTTTTGTTGAATATAATTCTTGTAATAATTCACTTGGTTTTCATAGCTTGATAGCTGTTCTTCTTGGTCTGTTGACACGCGGCAATAGGCTGCCATTCTTATTTTCTGGGGTGTTTGGTTGGTTTCTGATGCCCTTGTCGTAGTCTGTCTTGCGGGTATAACCGTAATACTTCTTGCCATCTATTTTTACCTCCTCAATAACAGTTGGCTCTGTGATATTTTGTTTTGCTGCTTCTTCGTCTGATATTTTTACACCTTTGCAGGTGGATTTTCCCTCTTGCATATAAGTGGAGCACCACCACTCGATTTTCTTATTATGGACCTGCCTTCGCCTTAAGTTTTTACCGCAGTGTGGGCAAATGAGCATACCCGAAAGAGGATATCTATTTTTGTACTTATCAGGTCCATCCGCCCCAATACGTCTTTGTTCCTTACGCTTTTGCAGGATTTGCTGTACCCTATCCCAATCTTCCTTACTTACGATGGCAGGATGGTTTTCTTCTATATAATAGCTCTGCAACTCACCGTTGTTTCTGACAGTAGAATTCCTTCGATTTTCAGGGGTGAATGTCTTTTGTAAAATACAGTCACCTTTATATTTTTCATTTACAAGCATCCCTCTTACTGTACTTTCATGCCATTTTCCTCCTGTTAGCGAAGGGATATTCTCTTTGTTCAGTTGAGCAGCTATTTTAAATACACCAAAGCCTCCAAGGTACATATCAAAAATTCTGCGTACTATTTTCGCCTGTTCTTGGTCAATGATTAAATCGCCATATTCATCTTTGCCATATCCCATGAATCGTGTTGTGTTGATAAGCACCTCGCCACGTTCAAATTTCTTTTTAATAGTCCATTTGTTGTTCTCACTCATGCTCCTCGATTCTTCTTGAGCAAAAGAAGAGAGGACGGCAAGCATCATCTCACCGTCCCCAGATAAAGTATTGATATTTTGTTCTTCAAAGAAAATCCCAATTCCTAGTCCTTTTAATTCTCTTGCAACCTTTAGAACTGTTACAGTATTACGGGCGAATCTTGAAACAGATTTTGTAATTATTAAATCAATTTCCCCTTGTTTTGCTCGTTCAATCATAGATTGGAACGCTGGCCTTTTTTCACTGTATCCAGAGATACCTTGATCCGCAAACACACCAACAAACTCATAATCTGGGTTAGTCTTAATCAGTTTTTCATAGGTTTCAGATTGATTTACTAGCGAATCTTCCTGTTTCAAACTGTCTGTAGAAACACGTGCATAGGCACAAACTTTTAACCTCTTGGGTTTCAAGAGTTCTTCCTTCGGTTTGATAATCTTCACTCGCATTTTGCATCCTCCTTTCGTTTTGGTAGTACTATACATCACTCTAAAACCTTTATTTATCAAGCATTACAACCGTTTCTACCTAAATAAAAATCCGTCTGACTAAACAGATATAATGAAAAAAATAAGGTCGGACAAATATACAATCTGCCCGACCTACTTTTAAATTTTCTTTGCAAAGTCTAAGGAAATCCAACCATTTCTTTTATCTGAGTAAGATTTTAATAGTCCCCATTTCTTAGCACCTTTTCCTTCAGCTTCTTCGACAATGGTAAATACACCTTTACCTGTGTATTTTCCCATTGTGCTGTGGTTGGTACCAGGACCTTTTCGAATATTTAAATCGCTAATGGAAACACGTACAAGATATGGTTTGAATGCTGTTGCTGTTTTATTTTCATCTGTTACTGTTGACTTCAATTTTTTAATGCCATAATGCTCGGCAATACACGCTGCTTCTTCCTCTGCTAGTTTCTTAAGATTATCATCTTTCAATAGCCAATTTGTAACTACAGAATTGGTGTGGAAAGAATGCTCCAGTATTAACGCAGGAGTTCCAACAGCATTAGCACCGCGCAACACTCCGTAATACTCACCATTATTCCCACGGCGCGTGGCAGTTCTGCCGGACTGCTTGGTTCCAATAACCTCCTCCACGACTTTTGCAAGTTTCAGACCGACATCATCTGAACGACCATTTAATAGTACATAGGCAACGGGATAATCCACCTTCTCATTCATGTCATTCCCCGTAGCATTTGAATGCAGAGAAATAAAGAGACTGCATCCTTTTGATGCAGCCCCTCGTTCATAAAGACCTCTATCCGTTTCTTGATTATCTCTAGTAGTTACGACTGAAATTCCATAGCTTTCAAGTTGTTCTTTTAAATATAAATGAAGCTTCCACACCATATCAGATTCGTAATAATTCCGGTTACCTGGGGAACGATTGTACTTCCCATAGTGCCCCGCATCAAGACAAACTTTAATCGCCATACTATTTTTCCTCCTCATCTTTATCTTTTAGTTGCGCTAATATATCCTTTAATTTCTTTGGTACTGGTAGTCCAATTAATGCTGCATTTTCGATAATACTGATTCCTTCATTTGAGATATAGAAGAAAATAACTGCCGTACGGATCACACTTCCACTTTGGATAAGGTGCATGTCGATCATATGACCGATGCCTACAAGACAGAAAATAAGAACCTTCTTGAAAATACCCCTAAAGCCGATTTCTGATGACAACTTCTTCTCAATCACAGCAACCATAAATCCAGTAATGTAATCAATCACCACGAAGGTCACTAAAGCATAAAGAAACCCATCAAATCCGCCCAGGAAATAACCCAGAAATCCACCAATCGCTGCAAATCCGATTTGAATCCACTCCGTGACTTGTTTCACTCACATCACCTTCCATTCCTTTTTGTATGAAAAAAGCAGCCATCCCCAAAAGGACAACTGCTCAGTCAAATTATTGTATTTCGTGTAACAAATAAGTGATTTTCATTGTTTTATCTGCCGTTTTAGTAACTGCAGTTGATAAATTATTGATAGTAGCAAGATACGGTGTAATTAGCCATAACCCTTTATAAAGCTTATAGCCACCATAATCTTTCCTTCCAAAAGTAATTCCATAAGGACCGTATTGGAATACTGGTGTGCAGCAGTATTCCAACGGATTCCCATTAGCCGTTTTCTGAACACGATCATCGGCATAAATGATAAAATCAGAACCACAAATGATATCCGATAGCCTAAAAATATAGGTGTAACTATAATTTGGTGCGTACATACTAGATGTAAATCCAAAGGAAATCTCCGTAATATCAGCACTGTTATTGGCATTAATTTTATACATACCTGTTTTGTCATACTTCATTACATACAAATAACCATTTCTCATTGCACTTTGCACATAACGGTATGGATTTGACGCATAACTTACATGATATCCGATTTGATAAATCTGAGCGTTAGTCAATGTCCAACTTCCCTCTGTAAAGGAATAATCAGATTTTTTTATCTTAATCCATTTGATTTTTGCACTTCCACTTGAATTTGATGTTCCTAAAAAGCCATACCAGAATCCATCTTCTCCATCAAAGAAATCAAAATATCCATAATTACTAGAAGCATTCGGATTGATAAATTCAGAAGGTGTTATGCTTATTGTCTCAAGTATCTCATCTCCATCTTGAAGCAAAGTAAAGTTCAGTCCTATCTGTCTAAAACACTTTCTGATTTTCTTTATCAAAATCTGATTTGTGTTGTCCATTGAAATACTATAAAAATAATTTCCTTCAAAGTTCACCTCGACTACATCAATATATCGACTGGCAATCTCTCCGGTTTTTTCATATTCCGCATTTTTCATCTCTAGGAGTTTAGAACTTGTTCTAAAGGCATCACCCCAGTAACCGATTCCAGCATTGCGATGGGTCAAGGAAATCGCTGAAATTGTGCCGTTTGCCTGACTTGTCGCAAAATCCCATACATATTTATAACCATTTTCAATTTTTCCTGATTCCGCTATATTCAAACTTCCACGCATAGTGTTTGCATTCGGATTGACCTCCATATTTGCATAACCGATACAAGGGTTATCAGTCGGTGCATAGATATTATTTACATTCTCCACTAAAGGGTCATTAAAAAGAAGGATCCCTCCCATCGCATATCCAGCTATCGGCAGAATATTTTCAGTCCATGTGGTACCACCTTCATTACCAATGTTAAAAAACATTCCTTCAATATTACTATCAAATACTTGGGTTACTGCGTTGGTTACCATATTTTCATCTTTAATACTTTCAATCTCCCCAGTATTTATATCCGTAAGGACAATTTCTGTCATTCCAACAATCTTCACTTTATCGCCTCCTTAATTTAGATAGTGAATGGTTATATTATTTACGTAACTACCTTCAGCCAAATTGAATCGAAACTTCATCTGACCTGTAGTTGCAAAGAGGGCCCACGCATCTGTCCCAATGCCTTCTACGGTTAATCTCGTCATACCACTTTGAGTTTCGGACAATTGCGACCATATACTGTCAACATAGGCATACCAACTAATTCCTCCATCCACAGAAACCGCAAAAAGAGTTAAATCATCTGAATCAATCGTTACATTTTCAATTCCTTTTATAGTACTATCTGCCATTGATACATTTTCTGTATATACCGTCTGGTTTGGAGGTAAAGCAGTCACACCCATTTGAATAGTAGGTAGTTCATTTTCTGAGTCTTGCCAAAACAAAATACCTGGACTTATGAGATTCATAAGCAATGATTCCACTGGCAAATCATCTATTCCATAGGTTTGAAATAATTCTGCTGTGAGGTCGGTAACATTCTCAATTTCAACTAGGGTTTGCTCTTCATTATTAATATCAATGGTATAGATTCTTCCATCTATATCTGAAACTAGAAACTTCCTATTATAAGGCGGTTCTATTGGAATTAGTCCATACGTCATTTCATAGTCGCTACCCGCTTCATTTAAACTAGTGAAAGTTACTTGTACCGTTGCACCAGCAGTAATAGCAAAGGATTTTGTACCACCTGAACACACTAACTGGCTTGTACCAAGATAGCTAGTATTGGTAGGTGCTTGAATCACATTAAGAAAAATATCTCCTGTATCAAAAAGAAACACCTCATAACAGAGAGCTACATCTGATGAGGTGCTATTGTACCGTGAAAAACCATCCCATTTCATTCGAAGAAAACGAAAGTGGTTAAAGAGCGTTCCTTCTTCTCGCCAAAAGTTATACATCTTTGCATCTCGTCTGCAAACCTTCAGTTGCTCACTGGAACCACCAAAGCCGAACCAACTGTTACCATTGATATAGATTTTTGTGGCAACCACATTATTAAATTTAAACCAATCAACTCCATCAATTGTTAACGTAGAATCATCATAAGCCGTGTTTTTAACCAACTGCACTAGGTTGACTGTAGATGCAAGAAGCTGTTCCAAACTATTATAATTAGCCATTTACAACCACCTCCAAACCATCTACTCTGCTAAACTGCTCTGTATTGGCAGTCACTTTACATAACCTACCTCTATCAATCAACAACTCCGAACTGATAAAACTGTAATTTGTTTGTAATTCAAATCGATCCACAGTATTCACATATTCAGATGAATACTCCATCTTATTTTTATCTGACACAGTGATCGTTTCCTTAATAATGACCGGATTCACTTGTAGTCCCTCTTCGAAAGTAGCTACTGGCATACCACCAAGAGAAAGTAGCTGATATCCTTCAGTAATGTTCGACAATGTTGGAGTGAGGAATTTGTAATTAACTTGATCTTCAAACGATATTGGATTTATTCCACCTCCAGCACGAACTGTTGGTAATTCATCAGATAACTCCAAGCGACCATCCCAAGTTTTACTAGCCGCCAACCCTTGTCCACTTATGGCAGCAATTGCTTGGGACCTCTCAATTTTGGCTGTGCCACCAGTTATCTTAAGCCTTACCCGAAAAGTGTTATAAGTACCTGCTTTCAATCCAGTAAGCGGATAATACAAATTCAAAATATGGTCCCCAGATCCAAGAGTTTCCTTTGGGTGATAAGTTGTAATTGTAAAATCATTGATACTATAAGTAACTTCAATTACTGCCTTACCATCCTCACTCCAAGAAAGCGTGAAATTCTCATCTTGTTTAATTTCTGCACCACCCTCAGTAAGAGGTGGAATCGTTATCGTTCCTACTGCTTGTCCTATTTTTTCAACTACGTCTGCTTTCACATTTAACAAAATAGAAGCATTGAATTGTGCATCCGTATCTTCATTCGATGCAAACTCAATGCTGATAATATCTGTGTTTATTGTAGAAATCGTGAAGGGTGATGCATTTAAATAAGAATGCACAACAATTTTTCCCGCTTCTATTTGATTGAGAAGACCTGTAATATTCTTATCGTTTTTACTTTTTGCTCTTGAAAGCCGTGGATTTTTTCCAACACATTTCAAAGTGTGCTTTCCGTTTATTCGATACGTTATTTTTGTGATCGTTGTAATTTGTGTTTCATCGGCCTGTCCGCCTGAAAAAGTGATGATATCTCCTAAATCCAATGCAGGATTTCCAATCGTTGTGCTATCAAAGGGCAAATAATTAATCAACGAAAGATCGTTTAAAATATTTTCAAGAATGGTCGTCCTTGTTTCTATCAGACCAAACTGCAAAAGAGGATTCACACCAAGGTTCATGGTTAATGCATCATCAGTTTGCAACGCATAATATTCACTTTGCTTAGTTCGAATGTTGGTTGAATTAATCGCTGTATATCTCGTAACGAAATCCGAGAAACTGCTGGAAAATCTCTGCGTATTAGGAACATCCATTACTGAAACATTTCCATACTTTCTGAATTCTAGTTTTCCTACTCGATTGATGGTTGCAAAACATCCTAATACTTGTGCAATGTAATAGATTAAATCGCGCCATGTTTCGATATCATTTTCAGTGTAAATACCAAAAACAAATGCACCATTTGGCATACTGTCTATTTCTTCTTTTGTTTGAGCCATTTCGACTCCACATTTTTCACAGGCCAACGCTATAAAATCATGGGGAGTACCATTTGAAACCTCAAATGAAAAAGATTTGTCAAATCGTAACATATAATCATACGCTTTAATCTCTAGACATTTGACGGTCCTGTTCGCTTCCGTAATTTCATAAACCCCCATCGGTACCGTTTCATAAACATCTAAAGCTATTTCTAAATGGAAGAACAATTCTATGGTTCCATTTTCCAAACTATATCGGTCGATATTTGAAAATAGTGTAATACCTAGTTCAGCGGCATAAACAGAACCAATTTCAATTTCTGTACTGCCGCTGCATTGATTACTAATGTAGCCGCTCCCTTTAACAATCTCTTCATTAGTAAAAGAAAATTCTCTTCCATCTTTTGTCGTAATCTTCCCGTCCCAATAATAGCTTCGAGTGTTATCCTGTATGGCATTTTTGAATTGTTCGCTAACCGCATACATGGATATCACCCCCTAGAATTCATTGATCGTAAAGTTCACTTTCCAAAGACCTAAATTGGAAGTATCCTTTACAAGACTTACCTTGTATCCATCTATAAACATTTCTGTTTCTTTCACATCCAACGTATTCGGATCGAAGAATTTAACAGTAATGCTATTTAATTGTTTAAATTCGGTTAATCTTTTCAGCCATTTTGAGCTAACAGAAAAAGAAACAGAGATGATATACATCCCTGTTCTGACAATGTCCCTTTGAGTTGTTCCTGCTTCGGTTTCCCCACTGGCATCAGACTCCACATCTTTCATATCCACTTCATAAGAATCAGGGAGAGGTAGATCTGTTCCGTTAAAATTCAGATATTGAACAAATGCCATATTATCTTCCTCCTGACCTTAAATTCTGTCTTGTCTGTGCGTTTACTACGACCTCATCGATCAATGTTCCTCCAAGATAAACAGGTATAACAATGTCTCCGTTTGCTCCTGTATTTTGGATTGTGCCAATACTCTCTCTGATATTCCCCATGATGCTATTCAAGTTTTCAAGAGATGCCGTTTGCGAAGTTTGAGCTTTTGTGGTCGGCAAGTTGGGGCTAATGACCATCTCTTGTGCTACACCCTTCACTGCGGATGCCACCAGACCACGGCTTCTTTCAATTCCCTTAGCCAGTCCGCTCATAAAGTCTGGCATCCAAGATTCATAATCTGTAAGTGGTCCTTCTTCTGGAACAGAAAAGTGAAGAAATGACCAAATTTTATCTGCCACACTTTTTACTGCATCTCCGACTTTTCCAATACTGTTTCTAATTCCTTTCACCAATCCATCGATGATATCCGTCCCCCATGAATATGCTGAGGAAGCCAACCCTTTAATAAAACCAACCGCCTTATCAAAGCCGCTCTTGATAGAGTTATAGATATTGCTCATGCTGTTTTTGATTCCAGTCCAAATGGAACTAAATATATTAGAAACAGTTGATTTGATTGAATTCACAACTATGGTCACTGTATTTTTAATAGTGTTCCATACCGTAGAAATAGTATTTTTTATACCGTTTACGACAGTAGAAACCGCAGAACTAATTCCATTCCAAACTGTCGTAACCACTGTTTTTACGGCATTCAGTACGGTGGTAATGGCCATCTTGATTGCATTCCAAGCTGTAGTAAGAAAAGTCTTCATCGTATTTACAACTGTTGTCACTACTGTTGAAATGGCATTCCATACCGTTTCAAAAACTGTCTTAATCACATTTAGTACTGTTTCTATAATGGTTTTATAAATATTGAAGTAAGTCGTCACAATGGTTTTAATGACTTCCACCACTGTTGTAAATACCACCTTGATTGCTTCCCATATTGTAGTAAAGACTACTTTAATCACATTTAATACTGTTTCTATAATAGTTTTATAGATATTAAAATAAGTCTCAACAATCGTTTTAATGACTTCTACAACTGTTTGGAATACTGCCTTTATTCCATCCCATACTGCTACAAAAAAATCTTTGATTGCATTCCATATCGTTTCACATGCTACTTTAATTTCATCCCAATGAGTAATTAGAAGCTTTCCTATAGCAATAACTGCAACAATTGCCGCAACGATGGCAAGGATTGGCCAACCAACACTTGCAATAATGGGAATAAGTCCTGAAAGAGCGGGACCAACTACTGTTACTAAACTCATGATGGCACTTATGCCTGTAGCTACTTGTCCAATAATGATTAACACAGGCCCAATTGCGGCTACAATACCAGCAATCAGTAAAATCATTGTTTTTGTTCCCTCACTCAATCCTGAGAACCAGGTTGAAAAACTACTGATTTTTTCTGCCAAAGACTGAATAATTGGAGCAAGTACACTCATGATTGTATTACCTAATTCAATAGCTGTATTTTTCAACTGATTCATTGCGATGTTGATTGTATTAGAATTGGTCTGTAACTTTTCAAATGCTGCATCAGTAGAACCTGTAGCGTCCCTCATTTCTGAGAGGGTACTATTAAATTCTTCAGCACTATCTCCAAGAAGAATAAGTCCGGCGTTACTAGCTTCAGAGCTACCCCAAAGGTCAGTAAACGCAAGCCCCTGTTCCTTAGCAGCACCATTTATTATCTCTAGCACATCTCCAAGGCTTTTTCCCTCTGCCATCAGTTCAGAAAAGGATTTACCTGTTTTTTCTTTGAGTGTGTCCGATACCTTTGTTCCTGATTTTCCTAGTTCGTTTAACATTGAGTTCATATAAGTTGTCGACTCTGCCGTTGCAACACCGTTCGATGTCATAATGGCATAACCTGTTGCTACTTGATCTAAAGCCACACTGTTTGCTTTTGCAGTCGGGATAATTTTACCCATAGATGCGGATAATTCCCCTACCGTTGTTTTACCTAAGTCTTGTGTTTTTATTAACGTATCACTGACATTGGTTACCTCACTTGCCTCTAGTCCATAGGAGTTCATAATTGTGGTAAGAACGTCAAGGGCACTTCCTGCGTCTGCAAATCCTGCCTTTGCAAGTTTAGTAGAATTGGTTACAAAGTTGACCGCATCACCTGTCTGTTGCCCTGATGAAATGGCATCATAAACATTTGCTGCAATTTCTGTGGCACTAATTCCCGTCTGATTGGATAATTCTAAAATGGATTTTTCCAAATCATCCAGTGGAACCTGGGCAGTATCAGCAATGGTAGATACTTGTGCCATGGCATCTTCAAAATCCATGGCTAACTTGGCAGATGCCCCTCCTACCGCTGTAATAGCAGCCGTTAATGGGAGCATTTTGGTCCCAGCATTGGTAGCTGCTTCTCCAAAAGCACCAATCTTATTTGAAGCTTCACTTATATTTGCCATTACTACATTGGTATTTCTCGCCTGTGATTCTAAGGCACTTAAACTCTGCTCAGTTTCGATAATCTCTCGTTGAAGGGCATCGTACTGTTCTCTAGAAATATCTCCCCTTGCAAGTTGTTCATTTGCTTGACTAGCTGCAGTTCTTAAGGTTTCCAACTTAGTCCTAGTTCCACTAATTGCATCTGAAAGAAGTCGTTGCTTTTGGGCCAACAGTTCCGTATTCGTAGGATCTAATTTCAGTAACTTTTCAACATCCCTCAGCTGGGACTGCGTACCCTTTATTTCAGAATTGACTCCTTTTAAGGCCGTAGAAAGTTTGGTAGTATCTCCGCCTATTTCAACCGTTATCCCTTTAATGCGACCTGCCATCAGTTCTCACCTCCTATGTAAAAAAACACCCTGCTTCAAACAGCAGAGTGCTAATATTAGAATTTATCCATATCTTCTTGGGTAGCTATTGTTGCATATTTAAAATCATCATTGCTGCTTTCCACATACATATCATTGATTAGACCGATGGAAAGCAACTCCAAATCTCGCATGGAGAGGCCAAGTTGTATACATCTTAGTAAAAACAATGGAGTGGTCATTTCACGATCTGTTGGGCGAACTTTTTTTTAGCTTCAACATCAGTCTGTACGTTAAGTCCCCAAAGTTCTATGAGTTGAGGTAGCACCTGGTAAATAGAAAAAGTGTTAAACCTGTCAAGCCATTCCTCAGGTGTATCGGGGATGGACGAGTCTGCATGTTTCGCCATGATGTAGGCAATATTCTCAAACATCTCTAGGCTAAACATATCCAATCCAGACTCTTCTTCATTATTGTCTTTTACATTATTTTCCAATGAACGTAAATCTTTATAGATATCACGTTGAAACTTTAGACGATAAATACGTGGGATAGCTGCCGAAGCCTTGAAAGCAACTTCCTTCTCGTCAATATTAATATGACGAATTATACTCATATCCTTTCATCCTCCTTATGCTCCGCCTTGATCCGGCACCGTTTCCTCTGTTATTGACGGCATATACACAGACTTGTACCAATCCGAATAGACCGTTTCAGTTGTGCTATCTCCTGTTTTGGCTTTTACATATCCGCTCGAAAGTGGTCTCGCTTTGACGGTAAGTGTTTCTGTTTGAACTTCACGGGATTCTTCATTAGTTTTTGACTCAATCTTTGGTCTGCTAGCCGAACAGTTGTAAAGTACATGACGGATTTTCTTAACATCACCGTCAAACTCAAAGAGCAATGCAAAACTTCCTGTTTCTACATTGGCATTTTCCACAAGAACTTTATTGTCATCCGCTTCTTCTTTAAGGATGTCTGTACGGAAATTTTCAGGAATCATCGCTAGTTCCAAATCACCGTCATAGCCCATGTTGTTGGAAATAATATAATACTCAACCCCGTCCGCATAAAACGATTCTGGTTCACCATTTGGATCTAATGAGAGAGAAACTGCTCCAGGCATTACTACTGGTGTTGAAAATGTCAACTCACCATTTGTGCCGATGGTTATGGGAGCATAGTGAACATTGCAGATATTGAATTTTACTTTGTTGCCCATAATTTAAACCTCCATTTCATATAGCACTTCATACAGATTTTCGGATTCAATCCATACTTCGCTTTTGGCATAAAAAATACTGTGCCTTTCTAGCACAGATTCAATGTTTATCTCAAGTTCTGGACTTTTAATATCGGAATAGAATTCAATATTTAATCGATTAATTTTGTGATACGCTGTTCCATCCGCAGCAAAATTGGCGGAACGCGGATAGAGAAATACCAAAAACGGAGGATTAGGTGATTCCCCTTCAGCAAAATGATCATATGCAAAAGGCAGACCCATTTCTTCTATTAAAGTCCTTACTTCATCATGGGTCATTCCCTAAGTCTCCTTTCAATATTTTGAACAAGTTCCCTTTCACCTAACTCCTCAGCAGGAGCGATATGGACTTTTCCTGCAACCCTTCCTCCACCACGTTTTGCATGACCGTGTTCCAAAAGGTGTGCAAGCTGATACCGAGTTTTGGAATGAACCACAAGTTCTAATGAAGATGAACTTTCCTTCTGTTTGGTTACAGTCCAACTATCTCGATATTTTCCTGTGTCAACTGGTGCATTTTTTTTAATTTCCTTTCTTACTGTTGTTCCAGCTGCTCTTACACACTTTTTCATTTCATCGGATGCAAGGTTAGCATATTCTAAAAGACCATCCATGATTTCTTGTGCCATTTCATCAATGGTTACTCGCTCAGCCATATACATCACCTCTTTATTAGAACAGCCTTAAACTTCAAGCTATTTTTTTTAAAACCCATTGGGTCAACATATTCAATGTCATAAATTTTGTTATTGAAAAGGATACGATAACGAGTTGATCCAACCTCAGCCAGTTCACTACACCAACGGACAGTAAAGTGGAGCGTTTCTGTTTCATTGATAGTTCCCGCGTTTTCTTTTTCGCCACCTGTACCATTACTTACCGTAGCATAACAGGAAAAATAATCCTCCCAATCCAATGTATGATTGCCTATACTATCAGTCTTGGGTGTATTCTTCTGTAGAGTAATTCTGACATTAAGAGCTGCAATATCCATTTCAAAATACCTCCTGCCTTACACCAAAAAGCAAGACACGGAGCATAGTCAATAGTTCTTTATAGTCCGCTTCCTCTCTGTGTTCATATAGAAATGCCATCGCATATAAAACTGCGATACGGGTAGTAGCGGCTTCTTCCACTAAAACCTCACTGTTTACCCTTGCAACATCCATACATAATTTCTCAGAGGTTTCAATTAAACTGTTAATCAATTCATCTTCATCGGAAGAATCGACACGCAAATATAATTTGGCTTCTTCAAGTGTGATTAACACACGAATCACCTCCTAGAGAAATAAGCGGACTGTCACGAACAATCAGACAGACCGCCTTTTCACTATTAAACTTTTAATGTTAGGGTCTTCACTGCTTCTGGTAAAATCAACTTTCCATCCACTCTTTGACTGGCTAGAAAACCTACTTGTCCAGTTGCAGCATACAATTCATTCAATCGTTTGAAAGAACGACCTTGTCGATCAGCAATCCAGTAGTAGCTAAAATCACCAAAAGCCATCACTTTGTTTCCAGCAGTAAGGTCTGGAATATAACTAGATGTGTGGTAAGGGCGATTTAAAATCATATCTGGAACCCCAACTTGAACAGAAGGCTGCCAAATATAATTACCGTTCCCATCCTTCAGCTTTCTTAGAGCTTTAACAGTAGAATCGTTCAAAACCCATACCGCTTTCTTTCGATAAGGAGATTTTAATGAATAAAATAGGTCCATTACATCGTCAAAGGCAATATTGGCTCCTGCTGAAGTTACACCTTCTTCGGCACCTCCAGTAACCGCAAAAATACCTGTAGGTTTTCCAATTCCGTCACCAATGAAAAAGGCTTCCTCTTCCTTCGCACCGATTCTGCGGCCAAACTCTCCAGCAATATATGCCTGAAGGTCAAACACACTATCGTTTAGAAGTTCATCGGAAACCTTAATCATCGTCCCTAATTTGTATGCTGCAATAGAAGTCTGACCGAATGCATCATCACTTTCTAAAAATGCACCTTCCTCATCCATCCAGGATGCAGTACCTTTGGAGGTAACAATAGGAATCTTTCGATCACCATTGGATGTTCTAATAACAGTAGCTAACTTACGGAAGATGTTCTCATCCTCAAGTTCTTGAACCAAGGTTCTTTCATATTCATCTGGCACAAGATATCCACCTTCAGAATCTGTACCAATCTGAAGGGCATTCTTTACATCATAGAAGTTTCTTTGTCTGATGTTATCCCAGAATACTTGGTTATACACATCAGAGGCCCTACCTGTCTTTGACTCACTTCCTGGTTTTTCGCCAGGCTGATTTGTAATAGGAGAAGCTGTTGGGCGAGAAAGTTCTGCATCAATAGCTGTTTGTCGTTCTAAACGGTCAATTTCTTTCCCCAAATTTACTACATCCGCTTCCATCTTGTCATAAGTGGCGGTATCTTCAGCAGATAAAAGACCATCCGAACCTCGTTTACTGTCTAAGAATGCCTTTGCCGCTTCCCAAGATTTTGCACGTTTTTCTCTCAGTTCAAGAATTGTATTCATATTGTTTTCCTCCTTTAGTTAGTGAGCCAACAGACTCAATCGTTTTTCTAACTGCTCAATTGGTGTTTTGTTCTCTGGTTTTGATGGGATAAGTTTGGAAAGTAGTGAATTTGTTACCGCTGTTCTTGAGAACATGACAGCCTCCAATTCCTCCTCTTCTTTTTCATCCGCTTCAAAGAGAATTCTATCGGCAAATCCAAGTTCTACAGCTTTTTTTGCATTAAACCATGACTCTGCATCCATGAGATGTGAGATTTTTGACCTTGCAAGTCCGGTTTTGATTTCATAAGCATTGATAATACTTTCCTTGACTTCTGAAAGCATCTCACTTGCCTTTTGCATTTCTTTAGAATCACCAATGGCAACTGTCATAGGATTGTGAATCATCATCATGGCAACAGGGGACATTAGAACCTCTGTACCAGCCATTGCAATAACGGAAGCAGCGGAAGCCGCAAGACCATCAATCTTGACCTTTACATTTCCTTGGTAATCCATCAGCATATTGTAGATTTGTGCCGCAGCGAATACATCACCACCAGGAGAGTTAATCCAAATCGTAATATCTCCCTGAATTGATTCCAATTCTGACTTAAAAAGTTTAGGAGTTACTTCATCCCCGTACCAAGTTTCATCTGAAATTTCTCCATTTAAAAAGAGGGTTCTTTCACCCTCATTTTTCACCCAGTTCCAAAACTTTCGTTTCATCCCTGATTCCTCCTATTTTCTTTTTGTGTGTTCTTTTCATTGTTATCACTGTTGTCTTCCTTACTTGGCTCAGTTGCAGCAAAGATTCCTGCATCTTTCAACTTTGTCATGTTGCCATTTATCAAATACAGATTGCCACCTTCCTCTTCTGGTATAAGATTCATATCTTCTAGTTCACGAATATCATTTGCAGAAAGCCATCCATTTTGTCTGCCCACCGAGTACCCATTCATACGACTTTGGTAGTCCCCACGGAGCAGACCATCCACATTTAATTTAATGAAATACTCTTTCTTTTCATTTGGAAGAAGTAAAGATCGTTGCATAGCTTGCTCCCATCGAATAACCCAAGGATCGAGTGTGTATTTCACAAATTCAAGGGACTGTTGCTCGATATTAGAAAAGCTAGATTTCTCGAGATCCCCTACCATATGCGGAGGAACACGATATAATCTAGCTATCTCATTAATTTGAAATTTTCGTGTTTCAAGAAATTGTGCCTCCTCTGGTGGTATTCCAATCTGTTGATACTTCATTCCTTCTTCCAAAACAGCAACTTTATGGGCATTCGCTGTGCCACGATACACATCATTCCATGAATCACGTACTTTCTTTGGATCCTTTAACACACCAGGATGCTCTAGTACCCCACCTGGATTCGCACCATTCGCAAAGAAACTTGCACCATATTCTTCAGTTGCAATTGTCATACCCACTGCATTTTTTGTCATCGCAATCGGTGAATATCCCATTAAACCATCAAAGCCTAAGCCGGGTATATGAAGGACATCTTGCCTTCGAAGAATCACCGTTCCATGATCCTTAAAGTTTGGATTCTCATCAGTAAATCGCGTATAAATATAATACAGTTCTCCGTTTTTATCTCTTTCTACCGCCATTTTATTTGGCAATAAAGGATACAGCGCCACTACACGACCTGCCCCATCACGGATAACTTGGGCATAAGCATTTCCCCAAAGTAGTAAATGACTCATCAAAGTTTCACGAAAGACAAAGGATGTCATTTCGGTGTTCGGTTCATCGTGAAGCAAATGATATAAAGGATGTTTATAAACCTTTTCCTTTCCATTACCTTTATAGCGGTAAACATGAAGTGGAAGAGAAGCGACTGCCTCTGATAAAATCCTCACACAAGCGTACACAGCTGTCGTTTGCATAGCAGTAAATTCATTGACATGTTTACCACTTGTAGTTGGCCCAAATAAAAACGAGTAGTCAGACCCTTTGTAGTAGTTTGTTGGTTTATCTCTTGCTTTCATAAATCTCGAGAAAAAAGGGATATTCATGAGCATTCCTCCTTTAAAAAGGCATGAAAAAAACACCTACCAAAGTAGATGTTCTAAAAATTAAATTTGATATTTTATTTTTTCTAAAACCCATTGTAGAAAAGGTGTTCTGTTGTCAGGCATGGATTTATTCGGTCCGTACCAATGATTCGACACCACAAAAGCTCGTCCGTCAGCAAATATTTTATCTTTATAAAATCTTTGTCTACCGAGTTCATCATAACAATCGGCATCTACTAGTCCACTATCAAGTGGGACTTCTGATAATATCGGATATTTACTACAGTTAAATAGCCTTTTACATGTATCTTCACTCGTTAAAATGCGAATTTCAGCTTCATTCAAACAACTTTTTTCTCTGAGAAGAGCGAGACAACTGTATGCGAATTTCTTATTATTAAAACTTTCAAAATCTATCATACTTGCACCTCCAAATGCTATATACCAAAAGCATAGCATAAATAAATGCAGTCGGGACTTGATTTTCAAGGGCTAAACACAGTGAACAACCCACTTCAGTCAATCGATGTTGCAATCTAAAAACTTAATATTCCACGTTCATCATACACGCTGTGATCATCGCCTTTATTTCTAATGCAACGATCTAGGGCCATGATGGTAGCAACTATTCCATCAATTTTCTCCACTGATTTCTCTTTGTCTGGTTTGATGTTTCCAGCTGGGTCTTGCCGCATCACAACATTTTGTGCCATCCACTTCAGAACTGGTTGACCACCATGATTAATCTTTCCTTCCATTAGTAGCTTGTACAATTCCTTGGAAGGTGGAGACATATCCTTGTAGCCTTGTCCAAATGGAACTACCTTGAATCCCATATCCTCAAGATTCTGAACCATTTGTGTCGCATTCCAACGGTCAAATGCAATTTCTTTGATGTGGTATTTTTCACCGAGTTCTTCAATAAATTTCTCAATAAATCCATAATGAATGACATTACCTTCTGTTGTTTGGATATATCCTTGAAGTTCCCAAACATCATAGAGTACATGATCTCTTCGACATCTTAAATCAAGCGTATCCTTTGGCAACCAAAAGAATGGGAGTACGATGTATTTTTCATCTTCAGTTCTTGGGGGAAACACCAAAACCAAAGCAGTAATATCAGATGTACTTGAAAGGTCTAGACCCCCATAGCATTCCCTACCATTCAGCGATTCCAAATCAATCGAAAGGCTCCCTCTATCATAAATATGATCAGGTATCCAACACACAGTTGCTGACGTCCACATATTCAGTCGTAGCTGTTTAAACACATTCTCTTCCGCAGGATTCTCCAATGCATTCTTATATGCTTCACGAACTCGATCAATCGAAATCGTTTGTCCGAGAGATGGATTTGCTTTGTACCAGTTCGCCTCATCATTCCAATCATCTTGTTCAGTGAGTCCATAAACGACTGGATAGAAGGAGACATCCTTTTTTCGACCAGCTTGAATATCCAAGGCTTTTGTATGCAGTTCATAACAGATACTATTTTTATCATTTCCAGCTGTAGTAATAATGAAAAATAGTGGCTGCTCCCTTGCATCACCAGATCCTTTTGTTAGCACATCATACAATTTTCGATTTGGTTGTGCGTGAATTTCATCGAATACCAACCCTGAAACGTTCAATCCGTGTTTCGTTCCTGTTTCAGCTGAAAGAACCTGATAAAAACCTGCATTTGAATAATTGACTATCCGCTTCGAAGCCGCTGTTATTTTTGATCGTTTCATTAATGCTGGTGACATCTGAACCATTTGTTTCGCGACATCATACACAATAGAGGCTTGCGATCTGTCACAGGCAGCCCCGTAGACCTCAGCACTTGGCTCGTTATCGGCATATAGCAAGTAAAGTGCAATAGCTGCTGCAAGTTCTGACTTTCCTTGTTTTTTAGGAATCTCCACATAAGCGGTCAGAAACTGTCGCTTCCCATCCTCTTTAACAACCCCAAAAAGGTCTCTTACGATTTGCTCCTGCCAGGGAAGAAGTAGAAATTTCTTTCCCGCCCATTTCCCCTTTGTGTGACAGAGGTTCTGAATGAATGCCACTGCTCGGTCTGCTTTCGACTTATCGTAATGGGATGTATCAAGCATAAACGGAGTAGGTGTGTATTTGTATGTCATCACGCGCCACCTCCAAGTAATTGTTCCATTTCATCTGCTTGGTCAACAGGTCCTTCCCCCGCAACAATGCGGCTTCTTGCTGATGGTGTTAAACCGAACTGTTCACAAAACTTCAACATAATTTTCAGATTGGTTTGGGCAATGGATACTTGTGGCACCTGTTGTAAATAGCCATTCGGTGTTCGAATGATAGTGCCATGCTGTGTAATAAATTCCTCCGCTTCTTTCCAACGTGCGTACGCTTGACAATATCCTGCAAAAGCAGCCATATCCATTTCAGTGAGCAGTCCCATTTGCTCTAATACTTTGCCCATACGCTTCCACTCTTTTTTCGCTTCATCCTCAAGCCACGAAGGACAACGAGGAGCTTTCTTTGTCGGTCGTGGTTCTTTTTGATTAAGTGGTCTACCACCTGGATTACCTTCCAATTCTTTTAAAGAAGTTGGTTTTGGCTTTCTTCCTCGCTGTGCCATAAGTTCCACCTCCTCTCACCGATTTATGGCATGAAAAAAAGACCTCCGAAGAAGTCCTTTTCATAATCAATCAATTTTCCGACATTCATCTTCACCGAAAACTACACTAAGGCTTCCACCATTGTCCCATTGAACGAGGATGCTCCCTATGTCGTCCACACCGCGCACAGTTCCCCTAGTTCCAATCGGTGGGGCCTGTTGGTCATCCATTTTGACTAATGCCACCCTCGAGCCAACAGGGAACTCTAACCGCAATTTTTCTAAGGTTGCCATATCAATCCTAATCATTGGTTTTTCCCCTTTCAATGCTGACATCCAGTGCTGTTTCAAGAAATGTAAGGTCAAATCCGAACTTTTGATAAGCTTCCTCTATAACTTTGTAATATCGATATGTTGGTCGACCGAAAGTTCGCTTTTCATCCATAATGTAAACCATCGCTACGTTTGTTTCACCTTCAATTGAAACGGAGATATCTTCCTTGTAATAAAAAGTTGGGAACCCTTCATAACGATCCAAACTTTTTTCATCACGCTCCGTAATCTCCCAAACCACAACAGGAACCTTTCCATCTTCTTTCGTTTCAATGGTTGCATAGGAACCTGTCTTTGAACCTTTGAATAACAATTCATAACCGTTTATTTCTGAAATCCCAATGAATCTTGCAGAAGGACATCGTAAAGCCATTTGTTCTATGTCCATATTACTGCCATAGGCGATGTACAACTTCCTTTTCATCTCTCTCTACTTCCTTTCAACTTATAGTGAGGGTTGCCTCCTACCACCTAAAGGGCGGCTGAACCGCCCGTGGTGTATTTCTTCTCTTTTTAAACAACCTGTCTCCATGCTGAGTTTCCTTCCAAGTGTTTGAGAAAGTGATGTCTGCAGGTCTTAAACTCGTCACCTATAAGTCCTAATCGAAGCATCCAACATCTGAAGGCATATTTTTCATTGTTGGTCACCGTTTTTCTCGCTGAAGCCTTTTTCTGGTTCAAGGCTTGGTGGCAAACCGCAAGGCAAAATTGTATGTAGGATTTTATTTCACCAGCGTGTGTTGTCGAGTTGAAAAGCCTAAACTCTACAGTGCCTTTTGTAAAGGTTGCGTGGAGGTTCAAACCGTGATAGCGTGTGCTATTGTAATGGTGCCCTCTGCTATTCGGATCTTCTACGTACCATAAGTCGGCTAGTTCCGACATGGTCTTTGGCTTATTTCGGTTAATGGTTTCTAGCAGCTTCTCGTTTGTCTTTTTACAATAACGTAGTCTTTTTTGGTCAATTCGAAGTGCTTTGTAAAGGATGTCCTCCTTGCTTGCGATGATGTTCACAATGTTGCGAAGTGTCTGTGGTGCAAAGCGTTCCGCTCCGACATGAATGTGAATCCCGCAGGAGGAGTTTGTAAAGGCTCCGCTGTGTCTAAGCTGTCTGACAAGTTCTTGTAAATCCTTCATATCATCGTAGGTAAGAATGGGGCTGACCACTTCCGTCTTGTATTCTTTTCCCGCTGAAGTTCTTGTGCGATTTTCCTTTTTCTCTGCCAAAATGCTGGAGTCGTACATAACCTTCCACGTTCTTCCTTTGGCATCCTTTGCTTCGAAAAGGCTGTAGGAGCCGCCAATGTATTTAGGTTGCCCTGTTCCAAAGTAATCTGCAATCACCTTGGCCGCTGTGTCCCTCTTAATGCCAGTTAGTTCGATTTCGATACCGAATGTTTGTGTTTTCATTTTGTTTTCATCCTCTCAAAATAGTGTGTTCTTTCCTTTTGCTAGTACCATATATCACTCTAAAAGCACATATTATCCAGCACTTTTTTTAGGAAAAACCACTATTTCGAGGAAGATTACTAATTCAAATTTTATTCTTCAGATGAATGTTGAGAATCCTTTTTTGCTTTCAGTCGTGCCTTGTGCTTCTCTTCGTCAGCTGGCGTTCTGAAAGCCGTGTGCCCCTTTAATCCGGCAAGAAGGGACTTCCTTGAAACCTTTCCCCCTTCTCCACCAAGACCCAACCGTACAAGCCACGTGCGAAGGTAATACTTCTCATTTTCTGGTGTTTGTTCTGTCGGACTAATTCTTTTTGCAACTTTAGCTTGTTTTACCATCAAGGCGGCAACTTCAGCGTATGCTTTGTTCTTGTCACTATTTTCCGAAAGAGAGAAGGTGAATGTCACCTTTTCATCGTCAACCGTCAGTCCTTCAATACCACCTTCCGCTTCGCAAATGCTCAACAAATCCTCTTTTGTTTCGGTTGGATTCGTTTCCAAGGACTCGATTAGGCTTTCGCTGACAGTGAAATTTGTTGCTCCGACAACTCGATTCAAAAGATACTGTTTGCTATGCAGCATAAACACCAAGTTTCGCAGGGATGATCCATCCATTCCTTCTATTGGGATACTAATTTCTAATCTATTAATCTCTGGTTCTACATATCCTAATCCTATTAAATGTTCTTTCAATTGTTGCCCTTCTTTTTCTGTTTCGCAAATGATGTTGCTATCACGGTCGATGGTGAAATCTCCAACCCTGTATGCGAAAGTCGGTGGACCTAAATACTTTTGCTCCACTCCTGTAAATTCGCAAATTGCCTTAACTAATAATTTTCGATTGTCTGCATTTGTCTTAATAATCATGTGATGTGCCTCCTTTATTTTTGGTACTACATACATCACTCTGAAAGGCACATAAGTCAAGATTATCTATCGATTATGAATCTAGATTTGCAACTATTTTTCTACCAATCGCATATACGACATTTACGGTCACACCGTTTCCTGCCTGTTTATAAAGTTGGGTATCAGAATTCACCTCAGCAGCTTTATCAAACAAATCATCTGGAAATCCTTGAAGTCTGAAGCATTCTCTTGGTGTAAGTCTTCTTATCCGTACTAACTTGTTGTTCCAAACAACTACTCCAACAGCACCCGAACATGAAAGTGCATGGGCAAAGCCTTGTCCAACTCTTGCTCTTCTAGTAGTTGAAGCTGGATATGCAAGATCCACCGAATCACCAGGATAGGCAATTTGATAGCCTAGCTTTGTTCCATTTCGCAACTTTATTCCGGTGGAAGTGACTATTTCATCAGTATCTTGGTCAGAATTCATTCGCTCTTCTTCCCCGAATTCAATCATGACACCGTGTCTATCCTGACTTGTGAGAGTAAACATTGGCTCTTCAGAATTCTTAATTCTTCGTCCATTCTGTCGCTTTTCCAAACGTTCGGGTGTCAACACAGGATATACCTTGTTGACTTGTGCATTGCATTCCTCAGCGATTTCCAAAACAGCACTATTCATAGCGGTCCGCTTTGTTGCTCCTGCAGTATATCTTGCCGTAATACATCTTGCTTCCTCTGTAATCTTTGGAGCAGATGTTGATTGGTCAATCAGATATAAACCTGTTTTTGCACCTAGTCCTCCCGATCCACTCGTCAATGAAACGGAAACCCCTGTTGGATCATAGACTCGATTTCCTTGCGAACCTGCTATAACTTGCTTAAGATTTCCGTGGCTTTCTGAGCCGATAGGTAGTATTTCTCGTCCACCTCGGCTTCTAAGATGCCCGATAGTATACACTCGTTCTCGATTTTGCGGGACTCCATAATCTTTGGAATTGAAAATCTGCCATTCCACATCGTACCCTGCTTTGGCCAGCTGATTAATATATTCAAGGAAGTCCCATCCACCATTGCTTGATAAAAGACCTTTAACATTTTCAAGGATAACCCATTCGGGTTTATCCTCTTCTTTTTTGCCTTTGAGGAGGTCAACGAAGTCAAAAAAGAGTCCGCTTCTGTCACCGTGAAGTCCGCTTCTTCTCCCTGCAATAGAGAGGTTTTGACAAGGACTTCCCGCAGTCCATATATCTGCTCGAGGAATTTCATTTGTTCGAAGCTTTGTGATGTCTTCTCCATACCATTCACCTTCCGTATCGTACATAGCACGGTAAGACCGCACTGCAAATTTATCCTTTTCACAAAATCCGATACACTTCATACCTGCCATTTCTAATCCGAGGCGGAAACCACCAATGCCTGAAAAGAAATCAATGAAAGTATATTGTTTTATATCTGACATCAGTTCCGCTCCCTTCAAAAATAAAAGACATGGATTTCTCCATGCTTCAAATAACTTGTTGTTCAGATTTATTGGTAACTTCTTTTTTCACATCATCATATGGAACACGTACTCCATCTCGAAGTAAAAACACATTCGAGGAAGTGCCAGTTGATTCTACAAAACGGTTCACAATTACATCTACAAATTTCTCGTCCAACTCAATGCCATAGCAAATTCGTCCAGTCTGCTCACAAGCCAATAGCGTGGAACCACTACCAAGAAACGGATCAAGTACAATGCAATTGCTCATACATGAATTTTGGATTGGGTAGGCCATTAATGCAACAGGCTTCATTGTCGGATGTTCCTTTGAAGATTTCGGTCGATCATATTCCCAAATGGTTGTCTGTTTTCGGTCCGAGTACCATTGATGCTTACCACTTTTCTTCCAACCAAACAAACAAGGTTCATGCTGCCACTGATAGGGTGAGCGGCCAAGAACTAATGAATTTTTCTTCCAAATACAGCACCCTGAAAGATAGAACCCTGCATCAGTGAATGCCTTACGGAAGTTAAACCCTTGTGTATCTGCATGAAACACATAAATGGAAGCATCACTCTCCATGTTCTGCTCCATATTTACGAATGCCGCAAACAAAAATTTATAAAAATCAGCATCAGGCATATTGTCGTTCTTAATCTTGCCAGCTGTTTCCTCCACATCCACGTTATATGGTGGATCAGTCACCACTAGATTCGCTTTTCTGCCATCCATCAAAGCCGTATAAGTTTCTGGAAGAGTCGAATCCCCACAAATAAGTCTGTGTTTACCAAGCAACCAAATGTCTCCTTGTTTTGACATGGTTGGTTTTTTCAAGGCTTCCTCCACATCAAAATCGTCTTCATCGATGTCTTTGTTATGAACTTTGGAAAACAGCTGTTCAATTTCTGGAGCTTCAAAACCTGTAAAATCAGTATTAAAATTGGCCGTCTGCAAATCTACTAAAAGGTCGGCAAGTAACTGTTCGTTCCATGCACCAGTTATTTTATTTAGCGCGATGTTCAGTGCTTTAACCTTGTTTTCATCTTTGATTTCAACTACGACACAATGTACTTCTGTATAGCCGAGATCCTTTAAAACCGTTAATCGTTGGTGACCGCCAATAACTGTCATATCGTAATTCACAATGATAGGTTCTACATAGCCGAACTCTAAAATTGAGTTTTTAATTTTTTCATATTCTTTGTCACCCACTTTCAATTTCTTACGGGGGTTATAAGCTGCTGGCTTTAGAACATCTACAGATAGAGACTGCCATTTCATCTCGCTCATCATCTTCCTCCTCACTATTGGCAGGACTTACATAAGGTTCTCTGCCCTCTTCTTCCCGCCAAAATCTGTCGTGAACATAACATTCATGCGAACAATATTTTCGATTCTTATTTCCATAGACCGTGAACGGTTTATTGCAGTAGATACAAGTCTTTTTATAAAAAGCTGTTTCCTTTTTATTTGTGACCTCTGGGTGTTCTGACCACCATCCACGTCTACATTTATCTGAGCAAAACTTCCGTTTTCTTCCTGTTTTCGGTTGCTTGATTTCTTTACCACAACACAGACAAACCTTGCCTTGTTGCATTTGTTCTCTCATGTTTACAGACAAAGCACTGGCATATCCATCTAGACCGTGACTTTTACAGTAATTACGAACAATATCTCGTGAAAGACCTACAACGGAAGCTATCGCACGGTAACCAACACCGCGCATTCGCAATTCTCGTATTTGTTTCGCTTGTGAATCTTTCATTGCTTCACATCCTTTCGCCAAAATGGAAAAGAAAAAAGACTGCAAACCCCTGCATTTGAGCGAGAGTTTTACAATCTTTTCTGCAATTATTCGGCAAAAGTACCGTTAGAAGTGAAAGGTAAACTTCCCATTCAAACAGCACTTTCTTTACTTTTTCATTCTAATTTTGAGTTTTTTGGGTATCCCCCCTTATTAATTCTGCGGTTTTTCGCACGAAAGGGGGCGCCGGTCTTTAGGATTTTGGTCTGTAGAGATACAGACCGCCCCTACTCAGCCGTCAGTATTTGAACTCTTGGTATCTGTCCACGGTCATTGTCTTTCTATCATGGCACGGCTTGCACAATGGCTGCCAATTGGTTTCATTCCAAAATAATTCTTGGTCACCTCGATGTGGAATGATATGGTCAACAACTTTTGCCTTCTCAAGCTTTCCCTTGTCAAAGCACTTCTCACATAGAGGGTGTGATTTCAAGAACCTTTTACGTGCTTTTCTCCATCGGCTGTCGTATCCTTTTTCCTTTGTACTTTTCACATCGTGAATGTGTAGTGGTGCGTGTTCTTCACAGTACGATGCGCCATAAGGAACAAGCTTTGCACATCTTGGATGCTTGCATGGAGTATCTGGTCTTTTAGGCACAATACTCTCTCCTTTCTATGTACGGATGCGTGAAAGGATGAAAGCCGCATCCGACCAAAGAAAAAAAAGCCTGAGGGGAAACTCAGACTCTATATACTATCTTGGCAATTTTAAGTATAGGCTTGTGAAAATGAAAAAGCAGTACACCTTTAGTACACCTTTGGTAAACCATTTGTCGAAATATTCCATGAAAAGGAAAAGAACAGCCGACCAATTTAGCCGACTGTTCTTCTCAATTAAATTCTTCATAAACACCAATCTGTATTTGTAAAGCCATGGTGATTTTGGCCATGATAACTTTGCTTGTTACCCTTCCTTTCTTTTTTATTAGTCGTTCCTTATCAATCGCTTCCACTTGTTCTGCAAGAGCAATACTTCTACTATTTAGACCGCTTCCTTTTGAAACGGGAATATATACATGAGTTGGTAAGTACCGTTTCTTATTTATTTTTGTCGTTAGCGGAACCACCGTTATGACGGATGAGTGGGAATTCGCTTTATTGTTGCTGACCACAATAACTGGGCGGATTCCATTTTGTTTGCAAGTATCTATGTTCTGACCGAAATCCACAAGATAAATATCTCCTCTTCTACACATCGACTTCACCTCAATTCAAAATGTATTCTTCCATTTCTTTGTCGTGAATGGTGTATAAGATTTCCAATTCACGTATCGCTTTTTTTCTGTACTTCGCAACCATTGTTCGACTGACATGATACTTAGCTGCTAGTTCATCCCAAGTCAGTCCTTCTATCACCATGTCCGAAATAAATTCCGGTAATATACCACTTAACGAAAGAATAGCAGACTCTAAAAATATCAATTCATCTGCTAGAATGGCATGTTTCTTTACCAAATGATCCTGCCACTCGTTGTTAATCCGTTTCATTCTGTCTTTATAGCCAAGAGCAATTCGACCGGTCTTGTCCGAAACACCACTTGTTTGCACACGTTCATTATCCGATTGCGCAAAATACATCGACTCAATCACTTCCGTTTCCGAAATTCCTTGAAAGTGTATGATTTGATTCTCAAGGCAGTTACGTTCCATGACCATCTGTGAGTAATTCTGCATTATTTTTTCAATCCTTTCGCTCATGCTTTACAACTCCAATCTGGCTTTCACTGCGTCTATCAAGGCTGATTGTCGATAATCTTTAGTTTCTAAGGCTTTCATTACATCTTCATCGTGTGTTCCTTTGGTAATGATATGCTGAATTACGACCGTATTCTTTTGTCCTTGGCGCCAAAGTCTTGCATTCAATTGCAGATACAATTCTAAAGACCAAGTCAATCCAAACCATACTATGGTGGAACCGCCTGCCTGCAAATTTAAGCCGTGTCCCGCTGAAGCTGGATGGATTAAGGCAACTGGGATTTTTCCAGCATTCCAATCATCGATGTCTTTTGCCGTATCAATCGTTCTGATATCAAAACGTTCACGAATACGGGCAAGATCATGTTTATACCAATAGGCTACTAGAAGGGGTTTGCCATTAGCCGCTTCAATTAAATCCTCTAGTGCATCCAACTTTCTATCATGGATAGGAAGTGCTTTTTTCTCTTCTCCATACACAGCTCCGTTTGCCATTTGCAAAAGTTTATTGGAAAGGCCAGCTGCATTGATGGCATCTAGTTCTTCGTCTCCGAGTTTTAAACACATATCTCTTTGAAAACTTTCATAAAGCTTTCTTTCCTTCTGATCCATGGATACCTCGATACGATTGTTTATTTTCTCTGGCATCTTGAGAAAATCCGCGGCTTTCATAGAAATACAAATGTCTGAAATTAATTCATAGATTTTCTCTTCCGCTCCATCACGAGGTTTATAGGAATAGATAATTTCTCGATTACGTTTATCTGGCTTGAAAAATCGGTCACGGTAACCGCCAATAAATCGACCGAGCCTCTCCCCCACATCCAACAGATACATTTGCGGCCATAAATCTAGCAGAGAATTCGGTGTCGGAGTTCCAGTAAGTCCTATGACTCTCTGAATTTTAGGTCGCACTTTCTTTAAAGCCTTAAACCGCTGTGCCTTATTGGACTTAAAGCTGGATAGTTCATCAATCACAACCGTATCAAAATCCCAAGAGTGGTTCTCAACTAACCATGCTACATTTTCTCTATTAATGATGTAGATAAAGGCTTTTTTAATGAGCGCATCCTCTCGCTGTTTCTGATTACCTAGAACCAATGAATAGGAAAGTCCTGTAAGATGCTCCCACTTGGATAATTCTTTTGGCCAAGTATCTTCGGCTACTCGTTTTGGTGCAATCACAAGGACTTTTCCAATATCAAAGTAGTCCAGTGCCAACAACCATAATGCCGTTAAGGTAATGATCGTTTTGCCAAGTCCCATATCTAGCATCAGGCAACAGACAGGATGTGCTAGTATGAAATCTTTCGCATATTCTTGATAATTATGTGGATTGTATTTCATCAAGCACACCTCCAATCATTTCTTTGTTATCAATGCAGTAAACACGAAAGCCTAATGCGGTAAGTTGATTGGCTCTTCTTAACTGTAAAGGTCGCATGGTTTTGCCGGGAGCCTTTAGTTCCACAAAAGCTAGTCTTCCACCTTGAAAAAGTACTAGGCGGTCCGGCACCCCATCAAGACCGGGGGACACGAATTTAACAGCCATCCCTCCACGCTTTTTTACCTCGGTTACAAATTTTCTTTCTATTAAATTTTCTCGCAAAAGACCAGCCCCTTTTTCTAACTGTGCCTTGTGTCGTGCCTATGGGTAAAAATCCTATACGCGCGTACACATACATACTTGTGCCTATTTCTACTATTATCTATCTATTTCATCTATCATTATGGTTTTTATAGGCACAGTAGGCACACAAGTTGCAAACCTCCTTATTTCACTACCGTTAACGGCTGTGCCTTCATCTGTGCCTTTGCTTTTATAGGAAACTTAGGCACGGATATTTTTCTGTGCCTATCTTTTATCACTGTGCCTTACTCATCACGAATGAATGTTTTCTGTGGACCATAAAGGGGGTATCGGGCCTTCCCTGTCTTGTTCGTGGACAATTTCTTCCACCCTCCAATTTTGCTTAAAATCCCCTCAATTTCATAAGAGTCGGTACGTTTCAGATTTTGGCGCTCCTTGCCGAAACATTCACACCAAATTTCCATCACACACACCTTTTCCTTAAGAACCGTACCTGTTTGAATCCCACCATCAAACTCGCTACCGCCAAGGAAACTTCTTCTTTGATACAAATCCATCTCATCCCAATTTGTCGGTAAAAGACGTTCAAGATAATCAATAATAATTCCTTCACGATCATCGGATTCCATCGCTTGTTGCTGCTGAACATAAGCTTGAGCCGCCACTTCGCCTTTAAGAAATAGATCTTCTCCATCACGGAATTTAACAATTGCTTCTGCCCACACTTGGTCTACATCCTTTAGATTCCAAGCATGATACTTCCCATTTCCTGTTACACGAACTGGCCAAAAGCGGCGATTTCCTGTAATGTCACGCAGAAAGCCATTTTCTGAGTTGGTTGAACCCACAATGATATTCGTTCTTGGATGGCTCTCGACATTTACTCCATAGGATTGTCTGAACTTATCATCTGTGCGACTAATAAAAGATTTGACCGTTTCCACATCTACCTTTTTCATACCTGCCAGCTCGCCTAGTTCCAATATCCAGTAACCTTGCAATTTCTCTGCTGCGGTTTTATCCTTCATATCTGATATTGATAGACTATCTGAATACCACTCTTGTCCAAGCAGGGCAAAAAAAGTAGACTTACCAACACCTTGTGGACCATTCAAAACCAATATTGAGTCAAACTTAATGCCAGGTTCATAGACACGAGCAACCGCAGCACATAAGGTTTTCCGAGTGACAGCCCTGACAAAATCGGTATCATCAGCACCAAGATAATCAATAATCAGTGAGTCAATTCTCTCTGTGCCATCCCAGTTCAAGGTATCGAAATACTCTTTAATCGGATGGTATGTTCGTTCCGCAGAAACGACAGCCAGTAATGCATCCTTGAATTTCGTTGGGGACCAGATGCCATACACTCTTTCAAAGTACACTTTTGCACAGGCTAGGTCTGCATCTCCCCATCCTGCACGCACTTGTTTCCACGGCAATGGGCCAATCACATCCAACGTACTCTTAAATTCGTTGTAAACGATTGGCTTAAGATTTGGGTCGAAGCGGATGATGTTTGCGATGTTTGTCAGTGTATCTTTTACCTTTCCTTGTTTATCTAGTTCTAAAATAGTCTGCCAGTTCTTATCATCAACGCCATCAAATTCCTCCAAAGCGTGGCTTTCACGATCTTTGGCAAGACGGATTTTGACCTGTTCATCAGAAATTGCAAACTCCTGCATCGCCTTGAAAGATGGTAATTTAGTAGAATCCGTATCTTCCTTTGCCTTATCGTCAAGTGAACCAAATTTATGGATTCGAACGATATCAAATGCGTTCATTAGCTTTCCACAAGCGGGGTCTGTGGCATGATGGCTGTATGAGAATGTATCCTCATAAATAACAACACCCGCCTGAGAATCAGCAGGAATATAATCATAGCGACCTTGCATTGCACTTTTGCGGTACACATCGTTTAGAAATGCATCAATAGCATCCGTCACGGAATAAGTACGGCAAAAGGCTCCCACTGTTCCTGGCTTTGTGAGTGGGTCTGCTTGTTTCTTCACAACCCGTTGCACAATGGTTTGCTTTCTTTTGGAAACAGGCCATTCAGCTGTATTACGCCAGTCCTTATATTTAGCAAGTACTGCATCTGGGTCAAGTAGGTCTCCTTCAATTTCTCTAAAAAGGAATTCTCCATCTGATGAAGTGGATGGCCAATACATTAACCTACTAGGTTCATAAGTTGTATCATCAAAAAGTTCGATCCCAATTTCTTCCGCTATCTTTCTTGCGACAGCGGAATATTCATCTGATGACACTTCACGGGTGAGTGGGATAATCAGTCGAAGACGAGGTTTTTCTGCTGTGTGCTTATGAGTAGAGTAAAAATAACACTTATAGGAATAGAACATTTCAATCTGATCAATGGTGTCGGGAAAGGCATAGTCCATATCCAAGGAAAGAGCTGAACGAGAAAGCACACAATCCTTTTTCCTTCTGCCATCTTTTAAAGTTCCTAAGACGAATCCACCAACATCCTTGATTTCATCCTGTTTTGCTTTAGACATTTTTCTATACTGTTCCACGGTTTCAGAGGTTCTGTGTGTTACGGCAATACGATCTCTAAACTCGTCCAGTTCCAATTCCTGTAGATTCCATCGCTTATCCATACGTGAGTTGCCGGTAGATATCTTTATCTTCATTTGTTTACCCTCCCTGCATTGAAGAGTTCAATATTTCTTGCAGTTCTTTGACGAAGTCGCCTTACTTCTTTAAACCTTGAATTGGACTTTCGATATTCAGCGGATTTCTCAGGATAAGAGATTGCTTTTGCAGCAGCTTCCATCATTTCTATCGCATATTCATTTTCTAATGCTTGAAGGAAATGAATGAGTCTTCGCTTATCTTCTTTCGATGAATATTTGTGTATTAGTGAGAATATCTTTCTCGCTTTATCTAAGGTGCAAGGGAAAAAATTTGTGAGATTCAATTCCATATACCCTGTTGGATATAAAATCTTAAATTTTCTTGCATCAGCATCTGCCTTTCGAATCCCTTCATATGCGGTAGGGTCATAATAACCCTCCGCATTGTATTTACTGATCTCCAACGAAAAGCACCTCCTTATGCACTTTGTTTTCGTTCAATAACAGGAAGAAGATTCTTTTCGTTTTTGAGTAAGTCATAGAGGAACAATCGGCCTTTTTGAGTCCAGTAAGTATGCATGGCACTTCTATCTGCATCAATAGCATACGTTTTTGATTGGGTATAACCCTGATTTGCATACTGCTGATATAAAAGCCATGTATTTCCTTGTTTGAATTGGATTCCTAATTCATGAAGCATCTTATTTAAAGCCTTGCCGGACATACCATAATCTTTTGCGATTTTGGAAATTGGCAATAGACTCTTATTTTGAAGAATTAAATCATAGTAGCTCGCTTTTGGTTGCAACTCGCTGATGATTTGTTTTTTCTGTGCATTCTCCAATTCTAGTAACTTGGTTCTTTCTTTTTCGGCTTTTAATTCCTGCAATGCTGAAATGAACAAGTCTGGATTATTTAGGAGTTCTTCTTTTGCATACAGTCCATGTTTTCTTATGGAAGGAAGGACTTCATCAAAAACCCACTGTTCAAATTTTTCTGCAGAAGGCAATTTACTGTTCACGATTAATCGATACAGATCCCCTTCAGGAATAAATAGCATTTCAATCGTTTTTGATTGTGACTGTGGATGAGGTATACCTTGTTTTAGGGCATACCTACAATGTGCAACAATCGCATTTTGTGGCTTTGCATAACCGAGCGCTTTTGCCACATCACTTCCACAAAAGAATGGTTTATCATTTATTTCAAGCGTTCGGATTTCTCCAAATTCGATATTATTGAAAATAGTAAGATTGCTCATCATCAAATCCTCCTAATCTTTTTTATAGTAATTACATTCATAGCCATCTGCACGAAGGGGAAGACTGTCTGCCCATTCCGGTGCAATCGCCATGATCTCACAAATTTCTTCAACGGACGATTGATCGTTTGGAACTTCTAGCACCACTTCGTCATGTACATGCATCACAATGTCAAAACCATTGTTGCGAAGTCTTAGCATAGCTAGTGCCAAAAGGTCCCGGCTCGTTGCTTGGACAATGTTTTCTACCAATTTTGGACCGTATGTTTCTATACGCATCCATTTCTTGCTGTCACCGACTCCTTCAAAAGTCAGCCCCTCTCTCCCAAACTTGTTCATTTCTAACCTTGGTTTGATATACGAAAGCTTTCTACCAGATGGAAGGGTCGCAAAGAGAATTCCAGATTTATAGGAAAAGCGCACTCTCCCCACTACCATCTCTCGTTTCTCACGTACAGCAGTGATAGCCGCTGCATCTATATCCCACCAAAATTTTGTGATATGAGGATTAGCATTTCTCCACTGGCTGACTAATGGTTGAAGTTCTTCTTCCGTAAGTCCCATATCTAGAGCACCCATTGAAGCTAATGCACCGACAGAACCGCCATAACCAAGAGCAAGTTCTGCAATTTTCCCTTTCTGCCTAAGAGGACTTCCTTTATCTATTTCTTCAATTGGTACTCCAAACATCGCAGAAGCGGATGCCTCGTAAATCTTGCCGTGGCTTGCAAAAACATCAAGCCTCCATTTTTCATCCGATAACCACGCAAGTACCCTCGCCTCAATAGCAGAGAAATCCGCTACGATAAAACGTGTTTCCGTTTTTGGTACAAAAGCTGTACGAATCAGTTCTGATAAGACACCAGGAGTTGAGTCAAAAAGAAGATCCACATCTTCAAATCGCCCTTGTTTGACAAGTTCACGGGCCAAAGTCAAATCCGGCAAATGGTTCTGGGGGAGGTTCTGCACTTGAACGAGCCTACCCGCCCAGCGACCGGTTCGATTAGCACCGTAAAATTGAAGAAGTCCATGAACCCTGCCATTAGAACAGACAGAACGTTCAATTGCTTCATATTTTTTTACAGAGGTTTTTGCCATTAGAAGCCTAAGTTTTAGTACTTCTAAAACTTCACCATCCGTTTCTTCTAGTAGCCCTTTTACTATCTTTTTATCAAGGCTGTCCACTTCCACTCCACGTTCAGAAAGCCACCCTTTGACTTGTGCAACAGAATTGGGATTGATAAGGCCCGTTAATTCATAGGCTCTAGTCGTTGCTTTGTCTTTGTATATGAGGTCGCATTCCACCGCGCGGGATACGAGTTCTCGGTCAACTAAAATACCGCAATCATTAATTTCTTGATCTAATTGATAAAGCACCATTTCATTTTCTGGAATTGGGAACTTTCTCAGTTTCCATCTAATTTCCCGTTCTGCATCCACGTCTCGTATGCAATAAGTTTTAAACTGCTCCCACTTCTCCGGTGCGTGTTCTGGAAGATTTTTTGTTCTGCCACCGTTCGTTTTCGTAGGCTTACAAGGGAGCGAAAAATATCGAACTAGGTCCGTACCTTCTTTTAATTTCTTACGCTGTATATTTAAAACTTCACCTACACCATCAAGAGACAAAGGTAAGGCAAGCATTGCTGATTGCACTGCTGTACATTGCCATGATATTGGTGGAAGGTAGACCCCAAGATACTTTGAAAGACAGGTTCTTTCAAATGCCGCATTAAATGCTGCCTTTATTATATTTTCATCCGTAAGAGCATGAATGACTTCTTGTGGTAAGCTTTCACCACAGGCCAAGTCCACGATTTTCGTTTCTTCATCATCAAAGGCATAGGCGAATAGTAAAATTTCAAAGTTTGGACTATCTGTATAGGCATAGACTCCAGATTTTGTTAAATCAACATCGGAATAAGTTTCAATATCGATTGATAAATACATCATATCTGCTCCTTATATATACCAGGGCGGCAGCTACCCACCGCCCTAGTCCTATCATTAAGCTAGAAAGTCATCATCTTCCACCGTTTCAAAATCATCAGATGCTTTAGAACGACCACCCAACGGTTCTCCATCCTTTAATTTTTGGATGTTGCCAAGTCCTGCTGCAATTCCACGATTACCGTTGCTGTTGTAACCATAGAAGGTAACACTAATGCGCCCGTAGCAACCGGAGTACACTTCATTTTGGTCAAGAATAGGTTGTACTTTTCCGTCCACAACTTGTGGGGCTTGACGACTGTTTGCATTAAAGAAGTAGCTATTTTTGTAAGCTTCATCTTCTGGTCGCTCGATATCACCATCACGAAGCGGAGTTTTTAAATTTGCAGGAATCTTCCCACCCCATTTGGAAATGGACTCCTTCTTCGCTCCTTCAACTGCTGCTTTGATTGCTTCCACTGTTTTGGTATCGCTTTTTGGAATAATAGCGGAAACACTATATTTTGGGTCACCACCGTTAATGGAGTTAGGCTCCCAGCAATGTAGATAAGACAAACGGCATGGTACGATAACTTTTGTTTCAACTGTATTTTTACTCATAATGAATCCTCCTGAAATTCCGCCTCCGCGGTAGTTTTAGTAATGGCTTCTCTCTTATCGTTATTTGGTACTAAGGTGATTTTGCCTTGTGGCTTGTACACTAGATGTCCAAGTACTTTAGCAAATTCCTTTTTGCCCATAAGTCGTTCCAACTCTGTTATGGTGACAAGAGAGCGTTTATAAATGTCAGTAAATCCTGCTGCAATGGCTGCTTGTGCCAATTCTTTTTCACTGGTGTACTTACGATTACTACGCCCTTCCACCAGTTTGAATCCATTCCACTGTTTTCCGTGAACAATGGCTTGATCCTGCGCAAAGGTATAAACATCGGATGACCATTTTGCCAGTTCATCTGAAACCTTTAAAACTTCAGCAATTTCTTCATCTGAAAGTAAAGCAGGTTCACGAAATTCCATTTTAGCTAGCTGTAAAAATTCATCAGATCGAGCGCGACATTTATTTCGTGCTTTACAAAATCTGCACCAACTACCAGCCTTGAAATCCCCATTTCCAGCTAGAGCCTTTTCCCCTGCTTGTTTTAGTACGGTTTCGCCCCACACCTTTAACTCTTCAATTGAAATGTCCCATGTGTTTAAACTATTTAACCGTGGTTGAACAATGGTTAGACGAACTGTTTCAATGTCATAGAGCAGTTCAGCTATACTCAAAATTCCGAGTCCATAAATCATCAATTGCGGATTTTTCTCTACAGACACTGGTACACCTTTACCAAGTTTGAGGTCAATGATGTGTGCGACTTTTTCGGTGATAATAACCATATCTGCCGTACCGAAGCATTCATCTACATATTCGGATGCATCGACTCGCTGTTCCACGAAAAATATGGGATTGTTGCAGATTCTTTTGGCCTCTTCAATCTCTCCTATCACATAGGACACGTACTCATCAACGGCTTCAAGTAGTTCGTCCGAGTAATAATTAGAAACAGGTCTTCTACTTCTTTGTTTTAGGTGCTTTTTGATGAGGTGCTCTGCCAACGCATGGCCAGCAGAACCCTCTGCCGCATAATGGGACTCTTCATCTTCAAACTGCTCTTCAAGCACCAAAGAAGGTGGACAGTTTAAGCGTCGATGTGCCGATGATGGAGAGAACCTTGCATGCCCACTCATTAAAGCACCTCAGCTTCCTTAAGAAGGGAAGCATAATCTTCTGGTTTTATACTTGAAAGCTTTCCTGCATCGTATTTCATAAGTAGTGCCTTGACCTCACGGGTTTTCCCTTCTTGGCTTTTCGCTGCAAGAACTGCTCGAACTTCTTCAATCGTAATTTGTGGTTCTTGTTTTTCTTCGGTTGCAACCTTCAGTTCTGGGACTTGTCCAACACTAGCAGATTCTGTTGCCAATGCTCTGTAGCCAGCTGCGAGTTTTTCAAACCCATCCGCAAGAGTTAAATAGATGTCACTCATACCAACTCATCCTTTCATTCAAATTTCAAACCTTTGACCACACTGCGGAAATGATCATCCACACGTTCGTCAAGGATTAACGTTTTGGGATTTATCTGTTTAAACTTGTCATCATACATCCTTACTGGAATTTGGATTTCCTTTGCTACTTCAAGTTCATACTCCATCCCAAGAGTGATACTTGGACCAAGAAGCCATAACAAGTTACATTCTTTCATCAGTTCAATCCCAAGTTCGATTCCACGGATTCTCTCATATTGATCGTTATCATCTAAGAAGTTTGGAAAGTAGAGATGTGGGACTACTGGCATATGACCACATTCAGATAAAATTTTGGCAGCAAAAGCGGCCTTCTCAGTGTTTTTCTTGGTGTCTCCACGATAGGGAGAACATACAAATACCTTTTTCATTGCACTTACCATCCTTTCTCCATTCGGGTTACCCCGTGTTTTGATGCAGAGCAAAGTCCTTAAAAATGCTGTTCATTATGGCACGGTCACTTCCAGAAAGGCTTGTCCTAAGTCGTTCCAGTAAATCTTTCTGTTCAGGGTTTAGATACTTGCGGTTCATGTAGAATCCATCCATGACCCTAACTCCACCGCCATATCGACCACGCACTGTTTCAAGAGGGTAAGAAAGCGATAGGTGATCAATGTCATTTCTTATCGTTCTGACACTGACGCCAAATTCAAATGCTAGATTTTCCATTGTTTCATGTCTTCTATGACAAAGAGTTTCCATGATTTCCATTCGTCTTTCATTTGGCCCCATCGCTTTCTTCACCTCCTTCCCTTGCTCTGTGGTTATAGAATAAAAGTTAAATAGGCAGGTTTATTTCCTATTAAGAAAAACTTTTTCGCAAAACTTGAAAATAGGAAATCTCATAAGTTATCTAACTCATGCCTTAATACTAAGGGGTTTAAAGGTGTTTGCCTCGGACATGGAACGTCCGTTTTTAACGCAAAAAGAGCACCCCCAATGTGATATTTGATGACCACATTGGAAGGTGCTCTTGATTTTCAACAAAAAAATAACCGGACATTGAGAGTCCGGTAGAATTATATAAAAATTAATTTTCTTTTGATAACACTTTAAACTTGCTTGCTTTCATAAGTTCATTACATTCCTCAATTGGATTCAAATACATTCCCGTCAATATCATTTGATAAAGAATATGCTTTTGACTACCTGGCATAAAAACATTTCCTGATTTTTGCACTAAATCTAAGCTTAAAGGTAGCGGCAATTGCAATCCAACACATATAGAAACAACTGTACCGAATTTTGGTTTATAATCTAAATCATTTCTTATGCGCTGGATAGTTTTTGAACTTATGTCCGCTCTTTCGGCTAATTCTTCTACGCTAACCCCGATTCTATCCATGTGGACTACAACACTATCTCCAAATGTCTGCGGTAATTGTCGTTGGATTGCCGCAATTTCACTAGCTTTACTACTTAATGCTAAGCGCTTTTTAGCTACCTCTTCAGCGGAGAGGTTGTGTTGGGACTCTGAAAATGAAACCTCTATGAATCTATCAGTTGCAACACTTCGAAAAAGTACAGCTTCCTTATAGTACTCAATCCCATACCGAGAGTTTGCTTTAGCTTTCACGTCAAAAATTAAACAACATTCATCAATATGATTTCTCGCATAATCCGTAAGGGTTGCATAACCAGCATCATTTTTCTGTATATACTTCGGATCATTAATGCAAACATGTGCATTAACATAAAGGAATTCACCGGAATCTAATAACTGCTTTAATGCTGGTTTCGTAGCATATTCATAAAGAATATCTTGAGCACTTATCGAAAATGTTTGATTGTTTGTAAGAGCGATTTCATCGAATGAATGACTCGGCACATATTGTTCATCAATATAGTTATAAACACCAATTGCCTGTTTATATCCAAGATCAATCATTCGAATTTTTGCAGCCACCTTAGAAACCTCGAAAAAATTAGATAATTCATCGACGACTGCCTCAAAAATGGTGTATGTATAGCCTTTCTCATTACACTTTTGGTATTTAGCAATCAACTCTTCAATTTTCACTCTTGTTTGTTTTTCTGGCATCAGTATTCTAGGTGCTAGGGCATTTGCTTGCCATTCCATCCAATCCAAAGGCGTTCTGTTTCTTTCATCTTCGGCACCTTCACGTACTTGACAACTTATTGCACGAGCCTCTGGGTTATAGAGCTTTTCAAGTTCAAAAAAATTTTTATGTAAATCCCAATGAACACATTCGTGAATAATGGTATTATTCATAGATCCTATGTTACGCATAAAGAATACATCTGGATCAATTAGAATGGTTCCCCTTTTTACCCTTGCCTTCTTGTAAGTTCCGGTAGTAATATCATAGTATTTTATGCGTGAGTCAGAAAAATATATTTGGCCAAAAATAGTTCCTAGTTGGGTTATATGAACTTTGTGAACTTTTAACCCCATCCTTTTTGCTATTTTACGAGCTGGAACTTTCATTGGTTTTTCAAGAGCCACCGGATAATACTTTTTAAGAAAAGTTTCTGCAACTTTGTCCAATCCTTCTTTACTAATGACAGGAACGAGGTATTCTGAAAGACGATTTTCCTTTTTTTCTTTTTGTTTCATATAGACGGACACATCTATAACACCAAAATCTTGAAGTCCATCTTCCAAAATTGCCCCACAAGAAATCCTAAACCACTGTTGTAATCCATCTGTTTCACGATTTCTTTTTATCGTTTCAGCAATTTCAATTTCTGCAGATAAAATTACATCAAATTGAATTTCATTTCCTCCAGAACTTGTAATACTTACCCATTTGATTTCAAAATCGGACAGTTCTGCTTCATCAGGACTTTCTACATAGTTAGATTTACTTTCTAACTTATCAGGATTACTTTGAACAAATATTGATAATTCATTGAAGATTTCATTATAAAACCTATCTTCAATCACGTCTCTGAAAGAATTTAGTTTCAACGTAAACAGCCTCCTGTGAATAAATCAATTAAAGAGGACTGCCTCCCTCCCATGTACAAAATTTCTTGAGATTTATCCCTAGGAGACGGTTAAATTGCATTAATTACTTCCGCTATCCAAATCAGTTGAATGTCTAAGTTGTAAAATCTGTGGTCTTCTTTCTTCAACAAATAGTGTCCCTTCACGAAGATGGAGCAGTTCTTCAATATCCTTGTAATGCAAGGTAATGCCATTCTTTTTAAAAACTTGTAATATTTTCGTTGGAGAAAGTATATTTTCTTCTACTAAAAGGTCGATTGCACCTTGGAAAATGTTTTCATTCAAACTATATGGGGTATCACCAGGTTCTTTTTTTCGCCATCCTTTTTTCGATACCTGACGCATCAAGTACTGGAATTGATTATCGGTTATAATTCCAAGCTGATTACTGCGGTAAATCATTGCTTGAATTGAGACGTGCCATTTTTTCTTCAAGTATTGGTAATAATTCAAATCAGTTGGATAGGCCTGTACATCATTACTGAAGCTTTCTTTAGGTAATAGCAACGCACTCGCAAACATATTTGCCTGTTTTTCACGAGCCTTAAATTCTTCTTTAGTAATAAGATCCAAGCTTTCACTCCAAGGGTGGAGCAGAATATGACCCAGTTCATGTGCCATGTCAAACCGAATTCTACCTTCAGGTCTTTTTCCTAAAGCAACCGCTATAAAAAATCTATCCTCATTGTCAATGCTAGTTCGTTGGCTAAATGCATCGATTTTATCTTCGAATGTATTAAAACCCGTTATAATAATTCCGTTTTTCTCAAGTAGTAACTGTAAGTTATTAATTGGAGCATCACCTACACCCCAATATTCTCGTACTTGTTTTGCGATGGACTCTATTTTTTCTTGAGCATCTTCTAAACTCTTTTCATCAAATTCATCATCACTACAATCAAAAGATACTTCAGGTAAATTTAGGGGTGGGTAATCAATGAACTCTAGTAAAACTTCGTATACTTTTGCCACATACTCTAATTTAACACTTTGTGAAATACGATCCATTTTTGTCGCACTTGCAAGCGAACGAAAATAGGTAACCTCTGTGACAGTTTCACGAGCATCCTTCTGAAAGAAAAATTCATAAGGAAAATTTAGGGATGACGCTAAAGTAAACACTCGTTCATGCTCTGGTATATTTTTTTCATTCTCGTATAGCGAAAGAGATTGTTTGCTAATATCAGTGCGATTAGCTAATTCAGTTAGAGTAAGCCCTCTAAAGAGTCTTGCATTTTTTAGGCGCTTACCGTTAAATATTCGTTTATCCATAATTCCTCATCTCCTGACTTAATTTTGTCAGGCCTGCTTTGAAATATCTTTTAATTTAGGTCGTAGTCCAGATTTAACTTTCAACAGACCTTTTGCATTTTCAACAACTTCATCATTAAGGTCCTCATCAACAGGCTCGACATCTGTAAGCCGTGAAAAATCCGGCTTTATGTATTCATTCAGTGATGCCGCTTCGATAATATCAAAATCCTTATCTAAGAACTCTAATTGAATATCAATGAGTTCACTACCTACTGCATCGTATACGATGACATAATGACGATAACCTTCATTCGGATCAATAAGTCCTTCAACAATAGAAGAAAAGTCGTTCTGCAAAACATCTTCTTCAAAAGGATAAATATCCATCAGTGTCAACTGCTTTACAGGTGCTTCATAACCGCCATTTTCCATATATAAAATAGATTGGAGAAAATGTGGTTTATTGCGATGCTTTTTTGGTACAGCTTTTAGTGTTTGCTGAGTAGTAATCGTATATGAAATTTTTTCAATTCGATCAACAAGGATTCTGCCATGCCATGAATATCTTTTAAAAGGAACCAACTCTATATTCTCTCCTACTACCATGTTCCGAAGATTATCATTAATATAATCGCCACGAAGTTGTATAATAGCATTATTAGTTTCTTTATGATGTTCTCGAAGATACTGTGGTACGTCTTCAGCAATTGCTTTTTCTACTGACCGAACTATTCTTCGCATAAGACTTTTATTCATCTTGATTTTGTCCAAAATATTCCCTCCAATCTATTATATGTAATTCATTTTTACAAAATACATATAAATTGTCAAGCGAAGGGCCGTAATTTGATATTTTTGTTCAATTCTTTTTCTTAGTTCATTTTTTATATTCCATTGAAATTTTTCTAAGATTGCGCTAAGAATAAAAATAAGTTACGTTTTAAAAAGGAGAAAAAGTATGTTTATATGCGTTTGTGGAGGAGTTTTGCTTGTAGTTGCTATTGAAGAACCACCTGAACACTTGTCAGAAAAAGAGAAATTAGTTTATAACCGAATTTGTGATGTTAAATGTCAAAAATGCGGCAGGGTTTTCTATTCTCAGCCGTATGATGATGGTTCAAATATAAATGAAGTAAAAAACACGAAACCTATTTAAGCCTCTAACAAATATCCATCTAGTGTTTTGAATATGTATTTTTGAACTTCTAAATTTTCATAAAGTTTCTTTTAAAATCCCTTTAAAAATAATTTGCAGATTATTTCTAAGAAAATAGACTTCATCAATTGTCACGCTTCCGTAATTACTTTGTTCTTCCTCGTCCTCATGACGCACAAACAACAGTTTCCCCGCAAGATGAAAAACAGTCCCATCTTCGGCAATAACCTCAAAAACAGGATTATGGTGCTTCTCATAGCCTCTGTCATCAACAAGGATGACCATTTCATCGTTGTATTCCACTTCATCTAACCCTTCTGCACGAGCGAGTTGGCAAAGTTTTACATACTGTTCATCCAATGTATTAAATAGAACCTCAACATAATCCGCCTCAATTTTAAAGGAGTTAGTGTTAAAATCAATGGTGTAGACATTCATTTATTAATTTCCCCCCTTCCACTTATTTTTTCTTAAAAATTTTAGACCCCAGAACTTCATTTTGTTATTCCAAATTCAGACTTTCCTTTAGTAAGCGTCAATCCGTTGTTGCCATAATTATTTTCATTCCTCTAGGCTTATGAAAAAGAAAAACTCCTAACATTTGATGTTAAGCTGATTATTGCAAAACATCGGAAAAGTTAGAAGGTTTGAGGTGATATGACGCTTACTTAAAATGATAGTAACAAGAGAGAACGACATAGGTTTTGGTTGCTTATTTTTGCTGGTATACTCAGTTACATTGGCCCCCATATCTCCTTTATAAATGAAGTAGCCCTATATCCATTTTTTCACTAGCTAGATAGTGTGAGTACATTATGTCTGCGGGCAATTGTCTTAATAGTATGCTCTGTAACCCGAGAACATCTAACATTTCCATATTGACATACCCTTTGACAATAATGCTTTGTTGTTCGGTTGGCATCAAAAAGCAATTCTTCACATCTTGAATTCCATGGTCATTAACAAACTTTTTATATGCTAACTGATAGAGATACTGCTTTGTAATATCACCAATTCCCGGTTGTCCTCGTAGTTCTTTTCCTTGCTCAAGTTGAACGTTGTAATACTTGGCATCAAAAATAATGAATTGATGTGAGTTATTCATCTTATGGATTGACACAAGGTCTGGAACAAGGGTTTCCTTGACGATCTTTTGAAATACAGAACCGTCTTGCCCATAACCATTCCACTTTGGTTTTTCTATTAGTGAAATGAGCAAGTCATGAGGATTGTATCCATCAGCTAAAGAAATAGGGAGTGAGCCGAGTGGAGTCTGCAATTGATTGTCCAGAACTTCCGCACACACCTTTTCCCATACCAGATTAAAACTATTTGTACCAAACATAGTGAAACAATCAATATCTGCAAGACCGCTACTATGTGAAATATAAGCATATATCGTTTTCAGTAACAACTGCTTTCTTGTATTAAACTGCAAATTCAATTCATTCTGTATACGGTAAAGTATATAGTCTGTTTCTCCAAAATCATCTAGTTCTTCATCAGACACTTCAACCGGCAGTATATCAAACAAATCCAACAAATCAGCATCTTGTAGTTCTCTTGAGCAAATACTTACAATAGATTCATGGAGCCTTTTAAAGTAATCAAAATCATCATTAATACGTTTTTGCGTAAACAATTCTGTGTAATATGGACGATTATTACTGAGATAGGTAAAGGTCTCATTAATCGTCTTATCCCACAGTATTTCGCCAGAACCATTAGTTTCAATTATTTCTTGTGTATTCGTATATGCACCATTTTCGTAGTAGTCATGCAACAAGAAAATCATAACAGCAAGCAGATTAAAAGCGCTGCTTTCACTGTTATCGTTATACATACGAATGATTTGCTCTTTGCCATTATACTTTTCAAGGACTTTTAATATTGTTTTTAATTCTTCCAAAGGTTCATTGTTCTTAAAAATATATTTGGGATAGATTTTCAAAACACAACCCAAAACAGTTATTACTCCAACGAAAGTAAACACATAGAGGTATTCGTTTTCACCAATCTCTACATCTGCAACTTCGATATCTTCGTCCAAAAGGTCTGACATATTTTTTTGAGAATCCGTAGCCTTAACAGCCTTTAAAACACCATACTCTTTCAAACGCTTAATAATACCGACCGTTTTTTCTTCCGAGCATTGAAAGATGCCCTGTAATTCAGTTTGAGTGTATCTTTTCTGTTCTCGGACAAACTTCGATATCATTCTGCACCATCCTCTGCATGGTTAGTTGTAGGAGCAGCAGCGAATTTATCACTTATATTTTTACCAAAGATAAATACCCCCTTGTCCTCAAACTCTTTGCAAATAGAGGAGTATTTCGTCTTATCATTGCAACCATCAAAAAGAGATTGGCGTTTTTGTTTTGCTGCGTCATCAAATAGATACATGATAACTTTGCTCTTAAATGTAGCGATAAACTTTGTTGGGTCAATAGGGTCATTTTCAGGAATGATTTTCTTTGACAGAAAATAAGGACCAAGCAACTTATCCTCATTCACCTTATATGAAAGAAGTTCATCATTTATAGTTTTACGCAATTCATTCCACTCAACTACTCTCTTATTTACACCTTTGCCCAGTTCAACAGTTTTACCTACAATTTTTTCTTCGCTATCGTCAATACCCAGATAGGTGAAGTCCCATCTACGTTTGAACGCAGTATCCATAGGGAATACGCCTTGGTCAGCACTATTCATAGTTGCCCATATAAACATATTATCTGGTATTTTGATTTCAGTATAATCTCGTGGCTTACCACCTAATTCTTTAGCAAGATATTTTTTAATATCCTCAGATGTTTGAATAGCATATTCACTAACATTATCATCATCACGGTCTAATAACTGGAATACATCACCAAATACGGCTGCAACATTCGCTCTGTTGATTTCTTCAACAATTAACAAATATGGCTTAGGATTATCTGTCTGAGCATTTTTAAGCGCTTTAACATACGTCCTCATAAATGGGCCAGGGACATATTCATATGCAATTTCACTAGCAGACTTTTTATTTGAAATTAGATTTACATATGGCCTAATCGCACGACCATGATTTCGTTCAACGCTATTATCACCATTAGCATCAGATCCATCTTTTTTCTTAGTTTTAAACTTATCATCATTATATAATCCAAGTAAAAGTGGCAGACGTGTTAAATCGCCATCTTTAAACTTGTCATATAGCAAATCATATTTTTCTTGAGCCGTCTTATCACCCAATAGAACAGATAAAACCGCCTTCTCATCTTCGCTTGCGATCAGATCATTTACAGGATCCAACATGGTAGGCTTGTAAGTTCCTACAAAGTTAGCATACGAATAGTCGGGATGGAAAGTCACACGCTCATACTCGCCACCATTTTTAAGCAAGGTATCCTTATCTTGATTTAGAGTATAACTTTTTCCAGTTCCTGGTGCCCCAAATAAAATTCTATTTCTCTCAAATTTTGAAACTAATTCTGTCAAGTATTTAAGATTACCCGCCTGTTCTTCAGTAAAACTATTGCTCTCAGGTACAGAATGATCAGCCAATTCTGAAACGTGTCCTGTATGTAACCACTCAGAATTTTTTAAATAAAAATATAAAAATTCTTTCCTAAAAGCACATGCATATTCCCCATGACCTTTATCTTGCTGTACAAAGCCCTCAGTAATCGCTTTAGAAATACTTTGAATCTTTATTTGTTTAGAAATAGGTGTATCTGGAGATGCAGCATTTGACCGCTGCACTCTCCATGCACAAAAAATCGCCTCACCGTCTCTTTTATATATTCCTAATAAAATAGCTTTTTCACCATTCTGTAATTTGTCATATACATAATTGATATACTTTGCCTTTTGCTGAATCCTTTGCTCGTCCATCAAATTATTTCTACCACCTGGTGTTGTCCCTTTAGCACAAACATACACATTATGTGATGAGTCACCATTTGGAATAGATACCTGATACACTTCATTCATATCTTCGCTAACCGCCTGAACACTTACAGTATTTCCAAAAACATTAAAAGCATTTTCAAGTTCAATTTTTACTTGGTCAGATTTTAATGTGTAGCTTCTACTATAATCTGCCACTATGATATTTCCGTTTTTCTCAGCAAATTGATATTCCGGCATTCATCGTCACCTCTTATGAAAAGTATTGTTCTTTTATGCTTGTAGCAAGTTGAGAAACTAATAATGGAGGAACAGCGTTTCCAACCTGTCTCCACTGCTCTTTAAAATCTCCGCATAATTCATATTCATCATCGAATGTTTGAATTCTCTTTATCTCAGAAATTCTCAAAAACCTATTTTTCCAATGGAAAGGTCCCATATTATTAGAAAAACTAGCTTGAATTGTCCATGATGGCCTTTCTGGTGAAAGTTTTAATAAGAAAGACCAATATCTAGAACGCCACTTGAATTTGGGTTCTGGATATCCCCGTTCTGCTGTAAAATATAAATAATTATCTCCCGGTGGAATTTCCTTTAATAAATCCTTGTGCTTAGATCCAGCTTGCATTTGTTCATCTTCAGGTAAATCAAAATCAATATCTGATAAAACGTCACCACAAGTAACCCACTTTTTCTTCCCAATACTTAACAAATCTTGACTTTTCTCTGGATTAAAATGTGTTTCCTCTGGAAATTTAAAAGGTAATCCTTCTCCTCTCTTAATTCCAATGCAAATAAACCTCTCTCTGGTTTGTGGTACTCCATAATTTGCTGTATTTATAACCTTATAGCTAATATCATATCCCAGATCATCTGCCTTTTCTTTTAACAAATCAAATGCAGCTTTGTGTGGCTTATACACAAATCCAAATACATTCTCAAAAAAGAAAACTTTAGGTCTAATCTCCTCTAAGGCTCTAAAATACTCGTATAATGTAAATGAGTTTTCATCCTCCAAGGCTCTCTTTTTATCTGTCCGATAGAATCTAGATTTTGAATAAGCTGGGCAAGGCGGCCCACCAACCAACACATCTATATCTGACAGTTTCATGCCAATCTTTTCTAAAGATACGGCATAATTTATATTCCTTATATCATCGCATACTACCATCTTTCCTACCTTGTTGTGTTCCAGAGTATCACAGGCAGGTTTCCAAAAATCTGTTGAAAAACAGATCTCATACCCCGCCTTCTTAAACCCAATATCTATACCTCCACCACCTGAAAAAACACTTAATACATTTGGCATTTACATTAAACTCTCCTTTACGAACTCTATCATTGCCTTACCCATCAATGGTGGGACAGCATTTCCAATTTGCTTTTGGATAGACCTTCTAGAACCACAGAATTTATAGCCTCTTGGAAACGATTGAATTGCTGCGGCTTCTGGTGCTCTTAGTCTCCGATTATCCCAATGGAATGGTCCTACCCAAGGACCAGGTTGTGCTGTAATTGTCCATGATGGCAAATCTGGAGATAATTTAAGTAAAAAACTCCAAAATCTTTTATCTGCAACGAATTTAGGATTGGGATATCCAGCCCATGCAGTTAAAGCCTTATAATTCTTCCCTGGTGGAACTTCACACAAATCCTCGTAATATGTCCCACCTTTAGCAACTTCATACTCTTCGAAATATTCATCAGTATCAAATCCCTGAATCACCTCACCAACATTAACATATGGCTTTAAGCCTTTAGTCTCACATACATCAAGGGCACCATGAGTCTTAAGAGGCTCTTCAGTCTTAAAATTACCCTTTGTTCCTATAATAAATATTCTTTTTCTCTTTTGTGGGACACCATAATCAAGAGCATTCGCTTTGATTATCTTACATGTATATCCACTCTCTTCTACTATCTCTAAAAATTTCTCAACAATTATCTTATTTGTTGGGTGTAACAAACTTTCAACGTTTTCAAATACAAAACCATCTGGCTGAATATCTATTACTACTCGTAGATATTCATCTACCAAAGTTGCTCTTGGATCATTGATACCTCTTCTTGTCTGGTTACCAACCCAATACCCTGCCTTCGAAAATGGTTGGCAAGGGGCACCACCAATCACTATGAACTTTTTAGGATTGTGCTCTCTCACACACTCTTTAAAAACATCACTGTTAATTTGATGTAAATCACCTTCAAAAACCTTTGTATTTCCAAACATTTCATTTGCTTTAAGTGTTTTAATACAATCGGCATCGAAATCTGTACTCGAAATAACTGGTACATCAGCCATAAAACTAGCTATGTCTAAGCCTCCGGCTCCTGAAAACAAACTAACTGCTACAATATCTTTATTCATTATTAGTACCGCCTAACCCAAAATTCTATTTTAGTATAATGTATATTTTTTCCATAAATCCTCTATATTGCACTTTTTCCGCTCTTTACCCACGCGTCAACTTCTGAGATTTTAAACTTCCATTTTCGCCCCACTTTATGTGCTGGAATATCCGTCTTCTTTATCCAATTCCGAATAGTATCCTTATTTACACCTAAATATGACGCAACCTCTTCCAAACTTGACCACGCTTCATTTACAGAATTATCTACCAA